GTGTCCAGATGATCGAGTTCCCTGTGGAGTTCGTAAAGGATCATCCGGACCCCGCACGACGCAAGGTAGCCAACCTTGAACAGTTGATTATGGATGACCGTGAACGTGTGCTAGAGTGGATCATACAAGGAATGTTCCTGTTTCGTAATGATGACCAACAGCTTTCGGCCCCAGATTCAGTGGTGGCTCTCCAGAATGATGTTGTTACTGAGGCATCCACCGCTTTGCGTTGGGTTTCAGATTTCATCGAAGACGGTCTGATCAAGATTGACTTCAACCAGCCTGAGGAATACTTCCTCTCCATCAAGGACGCATACCAGCGATACCAGCAATGGGTGGCAATGAACGGAGAAAAGCATCCACTTCCTCTGAGATATTTCTCACAGGATATTGAAAACCGTTACAACGGATCAGTCCGTGTAGCAGGTAGTTCCCGATTCAAGGGAATTATTGTAACTCCCGAGTATAGGAAACTCGTGAGTGCTGGAAGTATCAACGGTACCTACGGCGGATTCTAAGGTTATGCCCTGTTTAGGCAGGGCATTTCCTGTATTTTGACAAGTTACTAACAAAGATACTAATGTATCAACCATGAGCTATATGAAAGAGAGCACTATTAATGTCTGAACTGTCCGGTGACAAGATCGAATCCCTCCTTTGGGAAGCTGGTTGCGAAGTACAGCATGACGGAGGACTTGAAGAGGTCAGCCCGATTGAGGTAACTGTCGGAACCACGAAGGTAATCATCTCAGAAGCATGGTTTGAGGAAGGAGACTGGTTCGCAGACACCGACTCGCTGGTCCTGTACAAGCTTGTAGAGGGTGAAAAAGTCGATGAGGACTTGGATGTCTTTGAGACCGAGGAAGAGCTTGTAGAGCACATCCTACGGCTTGGCGGTGAAGTGTGAAAGGTCTACGAGTAAGAGCGCAGTTCAAAAACTCCGGTGGCAAGACGGGAATAGTTGTGGCAGAAGATGAATACCGTGTCGCTGTTCTATGGGATGGAGATGACCCGGAAGTTCCCATGATCGTCCGGAAAGGTTATGTCTCCGTGATCTACGTTTAGGCTTGACAGCCTAAGCCAACTAGGATAGTCTTTATACATCAAGGACTTACCAACCGTTGAAAGGACAAAGATAATGAACACATACAAGGAAAAGCCCACTTCTCTCGCTGAAGAACGGGAAGCAGCCAAGCTCGAACAGAAGCGCCCCAGCAAGCCGATCTCCGTTGCAGGACTCAAGAGGGTCCAGCAGGTTCATGCCAATAACGCCAAGATCAAGGAACTGAAGGCTGAGAATGAGCACAACAAAGCCTTCGTTATCCGAGAAATGCTCAAGCGTGGGGTTGATGTCCTTACCCGTAAGGGAGTGGAAGTTGTCTCTCTTGATGACTTCAACGTGGATGCCACGGAGTTTGATGAGGATCGGTTCAAGAATGACTACCCAAATCTGTGGAGGCAGTACCAGAAGGCCAAGAAGCCCGGCAAGCGCATCAACTGGAAGAGCCTGTTCACCCTTTAGGAAGGACGATATGCATAGTTTTTACCACAACGAAGTAAATATCCACTACAACAGTGATTACTCTGGTCTAATCATGGTGGACTCTCCCGGTAAGGGTGAAGTTGAAGTACCCTTCCCGGAGTTACTGGAAGCAGCCTTTGATGAGGATCAAAAGAGATGGAATAGTAAAGAGATTGATGCCATCGAGAAGTTTGTTGGAAGTGCTGCAATCATGACTGAGATTGAACGGTTGGAGCAGCTTCCGACTGAACGCGCTCTCGAAGACTCCAATCTTGTCTGGGGCCTCAACGAAATGGTGAAGAAGTTGACTTCCTGACAGAAGTCGCGTATAATAAATACTGTTGGTAGCCAGTGATCCCCCTCCTAGATCACCGGCATTCGAACCGGTTTGGTACCCGGTTCTGGAAGTCCCGCAGTTGAGCGATAATGGGTAAGTGCACCCTAGCTCCTGCGGGACTTTCTTCAAACTTGTAAGAACAATAAACTAAAAGAAAAGGAACTACTTTTGTCTGAATCTACTGTCACCGAGACCATCCACGAAACTTCAGTTATGTTGATTGCAAATACAGCAAACTGGCGGAAGGTTGCTAAAGAACTGATCGGTGACGAGCCGGTGGACTACATGGAGAAATCCAAGAAGGACACGCTCCGTAAGCGCCCCATCGTAACACTCTTCTCTACGGACCCGGAAGCCCTCAAGCGAGTGCTTACCAAAGCCGCAGAAGTAGAATAAACAACAACTAAGGAGACACAATGACAACTATTATTGCTAAAGAAACCAACAAAGGCGTAGAAATCGGTTTCGATTCCCTGTGCACCGGCTATGATTCCTTTGATTTGGACCAGAAGAAAGTATTCGTCAACAATGGAATCATCTTCGGTGTAGCTGGGCGACTTCTTTTGTCCACTGAGCTTCTGCACGCAGACCTGCCCACACCTCCGGAGTCCTCTGTGGGAATCGAGAAGTGGATCACGGCGCGTCTGGTACCCAAGATTCGCCAGCTTCTCAACGAAATCGCTCCGCGTCGTCATGGTGATGGCTTCGGTATGCAGATTCTCATGGTCATCCACAACAAGGTCTATGAGGTATCCGGTGACACTGGCTGGCACCGACGTACTGACGGTCTCTACGCGGTAGGCTCCGGAAGCCCGTATGCCTTCGGTGTAATCGCAAACGGCGGTACTGTGGCTGATGCTCTTCGTGTCGCTGCTTCTGTCGATCCGGGAACTGGTGGACGCCTGACGGTTACCACTGCTGACAAGCTCTTGACACAAGCGAAGTAAGCCGGTACACTTTAGACTATGAAAACGATTACGAAGGCGTCAGCCCTGCTTATTGGAGCAGCCCTGACCGTATCAAGCCTTTCAGGCTGTCAGAACTTGGTAACCAACGATCCTACTACTTGTACGATCACGGACAAGGACCGATCAACAGAAGTCATCGATGGACAGTCAAGGTCTGTCTTCCGCATCTACACTGAAGGTGAAGGATGTGATGACACCTACGGGTTGGCAGATAACATCTTCAAGGGTAATTTGAACTCGTCAGATTTCTACGGAAAGCTCAAGGTCGGAAAGACCTACAAGCTTGAAACTGTAGGAATCAGAAACGGATTCTTCTCGTCCTTCAAAGAGATCACCAAAGCCACTGAGGTTGCTGGACCAACGCCCAGTCCGACTGCGAGCGTGAAGTAATGAGCAAATTCGCAAAGCTTACTTGGCTGGCTCTCGCCTTCGTTACCATGCTGGGACTCTCAGCATGTTACCCTGATGCTTATGTTGGAAATGGATCTGATGGACTTAGAGAGTTCACCGTAACAACTAAGGATGGCCGAATCGTCCCCTGCGTAGGTATTGGTCACGGAATTGACTGTGACTGGTCGAAAGCCAAGGTTCCTACATACAGTACACCTAACGCCAAATAAGAAAGACCCCCTCGTTTGAGGGGGTCTTTCTTCTATCGCCTGTTAGATCTAATGGAGCCGACTGCTCTGGTACGTCCGGTTCCTAGACCCTGTGGGAGCTTCCTGTGGGCCGCTGAGGTTGCTGAGTACCTGCCAGCCCTCAGTCCCGGTGGAGGGCTTAGGATCGCCGCGTAGACACCCCAGACCATAGCATCCATTCGGTCAGGGGAGAAGCGTGAAGTCTCCGGATCGAAGAAGAGGCACTGGTCCTCCAGTTCAGGCATGTCTCCGTTGAACTTCACACGTCCCTGCTGCATGGCAACAACGACAGGCTCAGCGCGAGTTGCCTTACCCTTGGTCGCCACAACTGGGAACGTCCTCAGCTTTTCATCGATGGCTGTAAGTGCCATGGAAACAAGGGCACCGCCTTGGTTTTTCTCGTAGACTACAAAGTTTGTCTTCCAGCGCTTGCACGCATCGACAACGACCTTTGACCATACGTCTGGACCGGCCTTGACAGAGCAATCTTCAAGGACGTATACTGTTCTTTGTGTAAGGTCTCGTTCCTGTGAGACTCCCATGACCATGATTCCGCATTCGTCAGTTGGATTCTCGGATACAGACGGGTCAACGGCTACGAAGATCAATGGGAAGCGTGGAGTCTCATACCCGATCTTCTGAGAATCGGCCATGGCCTTGTTGATCATTTCCTGTGTGAAGACAAGACCTTCAGCATCTTCGAGCATCTGTCCATCAAGTTCCTGCTTGGCGAGATCGGAGTTACCATACTGGCCTACAAGGTTGTCGATATAGTTCTTGGACAGAGAAGTGTTATCAAAGGTTGATCCTGTAACGATACGGATACGCTTCTCAGGAAGCTTTGCATCAGCCATGATATCCTTCATGACCTTCGTGCGCTTAGGTGTCGTTGCGAGTAGAATCTGTGGATTTTCTCCCAGACGGGTAGCAGCAACAAGGTTGGAGAACAGGGTAGCTCCAGAAGCGTCCACTGTGGTCTTCCAAGCAGCGAACTCATCACCCACCGCGTAGTGGAACTGAGGTCCACGAGCACCGTCAGGGCTTTCGGAGGACAAAAGAAGCGCCTGTGAGCCATTGGGCCACAACAGGGAGGTTGTGGATGGCTTGTACTCTGGTCGTTCGTCAGGAGAGTGTACAGCCAGTACTCCGGACTCACCAAGGATCATTGTGTTACGTACGTCAGCTACGGTACGGGCTGCAATTGCGATACGGCAGCCGGGATTCTCAAGAGCTTTCTTCCTGATCCACTGGGAAGCGGTCAGAGTCTTACCAAAACCACGTCCAGCGACAAGGGCGGTAATGAACCAGTCTCCATCTGGAATCTTCTGTTCCGGACGTAGCCAGAAATTGGCATCGTACTTTAGCTTTGCATAGTCATCTGGTGTAAAATTTTTGAAGATTTCGTTTTGTTCTTCAATGGGAAGAAGTGAAATCTCTTCAGCAAGTGATTTGCCCATGAGGGGCCTTTCGTGTAGGCTAGACCGTAGGTGTTACGGTTAGAACTGTCGTAACGCACCCGAGATCAGCTTGCTTCTTGCTGATTGATTCTTGGGTCGTCTCCGGTAGATGAGTCGGGGTTGACTCCGTGACCGTAAACTGGTATGCTTTATTAGGAAAATACCTCTTTGCCATTGTCTCTGCCCATTCGGCAGGGTCGTGGGAGGCTGTGAGAACGAGTACGGCACCATTAAAAGAGTTAGTTGTCATTATACCATTATACCATTTTCGTCAAGCCAACAAGGAGAACAAAATTTTGGAGAACGCAAAGAGCCATATCGATGAGATTGTTTCCACCATCGAACAGGAAGCGTGCTACGCAAATCCGGGGCCAGCAGCGGTAACGGCTGGTAAATACATTGATGAGAATTTCTACCTCATCCCTAAATCTAACTTCCCCACTTCTTATGGGACCGTGGGTACCCTCTATAAAGAAGGTAAGCCTGATGTCAAAGCTACCCGTGACAAGGGATTGGAACTTCTGGTACGCGCTGAACAGCTTCGTCAGGAAGAACTTAAGGCAAAGCAGAAGTGGCGGGATGAGCGTTACGAAGTATATATGTCTCTCCCTAGCTCTAACCCAAGTATGTCTCAGCTAGACTTTGAGGTGATTTATGGATCGTTCACGAGATTGCAGGTTGAATCTTTTGATGAGATTGTAAGGCTCAAGCGAGAACTTGCTTCTAAAGAATAAATCTTGTAGTGTTGAACTCAGCAAGCCACCACCGCTAAGTAAAGGAGAATATGAAGGTCATTACCAAGAGCGCTGCACTTGAGGCTCTGAACGAAGTACGGGATGAACAGGAAAGTTTCTCCATTGTAAGTGGACCGGATCGCCTTGGATCGGTCAGCATTTTCTCTGTTCTGGCATGGGATGGGGAGAATGTGGAAGACAGGGATGTCATGTTTTACTGGAAGAATGGAAAGGTCAAGGTTTACGAAGGTGCTTAACCCAGCCCGACACCGGCAAAGCGGTATTGAAATTTTGGAAGAAATGCTAAATCGAGAGGAATATGAATTTGAAGTCGCAGACTGCGGAGCATAAGGGACTGTTGCCCGAACTGGAGACCGACCCCGAAACAGGTCTCCCCAAGTTGCCGGAAGGTTATGCTTGGAAGGTAGAAGAATCCTATGGCAATAAGATTGAAGTCAGGATTGCTGTCAGGGTAATCAAGAAGACAAACATCTTTGAAAAGATTTTCCTTGGAGACAGGGACAAGGAATCTTGGAATGTCTACGATCACAACTTTGAAAGTGGTTATGACGTTTGTGAAAACAATGAGGAAGCTCTGAAGAAGTGCACTGAACTCTTTTATGAAGAGGTGCGAGAGAACCACAACAAGAAGGTCAATGGAAAGAATCTCACTGGCCTCTACCCGCCCAAGTCAATCCTCTAGCAGAAAGAATCCATGGATAAGAATGAACTTACCGGTGTCATCGGTATTGGAGTAATTGTAATTATTTTGGCAATTTGTGTACCCCTTGTATGGGCCGCTAGCGTTGCCATGGGAGTAATCCTCCTAGCACTGACAGGGATTCTCGCTATTGGTGTGGTAACCTCAGTCGTAGGGGCACTCCCCAAGAAGGAAAAGCCTGTCGAAGAAGAGATTACCGAAGAAGTCTAATACACTAAGATGCCCCCTCTTTATGAGGGGGTTTCTTGTGTTTGACAAGCGAATGACAAACGTGTAAGTTTGTATCAAGATTTCATCAAGAAATCATCAAATCCACACTGAAAGGTCTCTCGCTATCTAATGCTATACTCTGTCAAGAGATTCCTAAAGAACATCTTTGGGAGTCCCGAACCTACTGTCCCGGAAGTCAAGCCCTTCAAGATCGAGCATGAATGGCCCTTCCCTTCTCCTAAGCCCCTCAACGAGGGGTACCTTGTAGGAGAACTCATCAAAGGCATTCAGGTAGAAGGTGATCACGTGTTTTTCTTCTGGGGAGGGGAAAAGCGACGACACATCCGGACACCTGAAGGCCGTGAAACCATGCTGGCTCGAAACATTATCTGGTGGATGGAAGGTCGAAAGGTCCCCATCACGGCGGCTGGTACCGGCCTCAAAACTACCTGTGGAGAGCCTAAATGTGTTAAGCTGTCCCACCTTTCCCTAAAGGTAAGAACTACCGTCCACGGGCCAAAGAACAGGGTTATCCCACCAGCACGACAAGTTCCCAAGGACAAGCAGCCTCCACTTCCTCCAAAGATTCATCGTGGTCCACGGACTCCGTTGGCTAAGTTCACCAAAGAAGATCGGATGAAGTGTGATACCCGTAAGGGATACTTCGCTGACCGAAAGTCAGGAGATGAATACGCACGTCAGGTCAACCGACCGGAGAACAGGGGAAAGGAGCCACGTCAGTACGTATACCCTTGCACACAATGTGACGGATTCCATTTGACAAAGATCAATCCAGAGAAGTACGGAAAGAAGAAGGTTGGATCGTGGTAAGTAAGAAGAAAATCATCGTCAATACGTTGGCTCGACACGCAGAGTACTCCCGAGGCCCATCGGACTACAATATCAACGGAGAGCAGTTTGTCCGTTGCGAATGTGGATGGGAAGGGTATACAATAGACTACGAAGACGTAAACAAGGCGTATGCAGAACACCTCTACCATGAGGTGAAGAAGGCTCTCAAGAAGCGGAAGAAGATCGTAAAACTTTTGAAGGAGTAGACATGGCAAAGATGTACGGTAAGCGAGGAATTGAGCACTGGCACTCACCTGACTTCATCATCCCTAAGTCCAAACTCAGGAATGAGGAAGAGATCCAATGGCGTACTGATGCTGAGCAGGAATCCTTGAAGCATCAGGGAGGACTCTGTCCATACAGCATTCACGGATGCATTGAGTGTTGGGACATTGATCATGATGATGCCTACGATAACTCTGATCTGGATGAAATTCCGGGTGTCTGGTCTGATCATGACTGGAGGAAGTACCTCACAGAGGCCGACTACTGGTTCATGGAACGTATGGACGAACGAATAACAGATGCAAGAAAAAGGAGGGAAATTGAGCAAGCGTGGGAAGACCACACGCAGAACAGGGACAGTGGCACTGGGTCTGTCAGGGCTGCTGGCTAGTGTCCTGCTGACTGGCTGCACGCCTAGCGGAGATGTGGTGGACGCTGACTACGCTCAGGTGTGTCAGGACCGCAAAACGGATTCTAGGGTCGAGGATGACAAATGCTCAGACCAAGGCCGGTCCTCCGGAGCCTATGGCTGGTACTTCTTCAACATGAACTCCGGATCAAGCAACACCGTTCCTCCCGTGGGATCACGTCTCATGGGAGGTTCGACAACTGCCCCGACAAGTGGTAGCGTAAAGAGTGGAATTCCCTCAAAAGGAGGGACCGTCTCCCGTGGTGGATTCGGTGGAAGCGCCAAGGGCGGATCGTCCGGTGGATAAGGAAAAGGATTAGTATGCTGATTACAATTATGTTTTGGTCAACTATCGGATTGGCTGTGGCGGTAGCCGTTTGGTTGGAAATCAAGTTCGTGCATGATGAGTTTGGAATGGGCCTAGCAGCAGGGTTTGGTGTGATTATTCTAGGTGGAGTAGCCATGGCGATTACCATCCCAAATGTGATCAATGCCAATGAGGACAAGATTATCGTCAAAGACACTGAAGACAACTCCTATGCTCTTCGGGCGCTAGCCAATAACACCAACCTTGAAGGCCGTCAATACTTCCTAGGGGGAGGCTACATAGGTGAAAAGCAGGTCTTCAATTACATGACGCAGAGCGAACATGGGGCCATCAGGCTCCAGTCCATGGATGCAGCACAAGCAACCATCTTTGAAGACACGAACACTCCACACCTTCGAGTGATCAAGACCGAGAGGTTTCTCCCGAGTGTTGTTCCGTGGGACTTGGGAAGCACCATGCACTATGACTTCCACATCCCTGCCGGTTCGGTCCTTGAGACCTATAACGTGGACGTGAACAAGTAGTTGACATCCTTCTCCTGAGAGGGTAATCTTAGACTACCAACAACACGAAAGGAGAAGGACATGCTTGAAGATACTCCCGGCACAGTTCGATGGAAAGCCGGTGATGATAGGTTCTACTTGGAACCTGAACAGCATAACCATTTCGTTCTAGGACAGGAGTTCAACTTTGGAGACGGAGCTTTTACGGACTTCTCTCTGCTGGTAATCAACAGGGCTGACACTCCTGAGCTTCTGGACCGTCTTGCGGAGTTCAATGGGCTTCCCAAGTACTCTGACCTGTCGAAGACTCAGGAGGCAGTGAAACACATCCTGAATCGTCTGGATAGCCCTATCTACTCCAGTGGGGTCTTCAAGGGTGCCATTAAGCGGGAGCTTCGGATGGCTTTGGAGGGGAAGAAGGTGGACGATGACTAACCACACAGTAGCCATCAATGTCCTCAAGGATGAGCTTGACGAGGTTGCCCGGAACATCAAGATCCTCCGGGCTGAGGGTGCACGGATGCAAATACAGGGATTCATGAACCCTCACATGCCCAACATGGACAGATTCAACAAACTTCGTTATCGAAGGATGTTGAAAAACTTAATCGACAAGGGAGAAGCCTTGGTCGCGGCCATCAAAGTCTTGGAAGGAGACAAGTAAATGGAAATCGTAATCTTCCTCAACCTGATCATTGGGTTGGTGGTGGCTGGTAAGTTGTTCATCAAGCCCAAACAGGCTCAGCCTCAGCTTACTGCACCGGAGACTCAGATGGCTTTGAGTCCATCCCATACGCTGGTACGTGTTTGGGACAACCGTTCCTGTGAGCATGACCGTCAGGGCTGGTGGTTTGAGTGTTCCTGCGGGATGAAGCGTTCCGCAGACGGCACCAACTCAAAATCCTACGGATCGGAATCCAAGGCCATCACTTCCTACAAGGTGCACGCCAAGCTCCACACAGACATCTCACCTGAAAAGAATGAGTGGAAGGAAAAGTACGAAGCCGTAGAGATCGAATTTGCAAAATACAAGGAAGCGTGCTATTGTAAGAACTTGAACGACGACATCCTCATCCTCAAAGGAAACCCATGATCATCATCCCCTACTTCATAATTGTTGTGCAATTCGGGGTCATCATCTACATGGCCTACAAGTTGCGTGGACATTCAAAAGACAAATTCTAGGAAGGAACATATGACTACAGAACAACAGGACTACATGGACAACCAACGCAGAGTAAAACTCAATCCTCCAAGTCCGGCCAACGGGATGGTGGAGATCGTTCGGAAGACTTCGGATGGCTATGACGTGAGGACATCTGAGACCTTCTACAAGATCGAGCGTCTGGGTGTTTACTCGTCCCGACAGGCCGCTTTGGAAGCTGCCTTTAAGAAGTACTGCCCTGACCTGTCCATCGAGCCGCTGAAGGTAGATGGTTAATGGAAGAGCCGAAAGAAGTGAAGAAGCGCCGTAGCCGTGTTCTGGAGTACTACGAAAAGAAGCAGAAGGAAGAGTCCGAGAAGCCAGTAGAGGATGATGAGAATATCTTTCAAGATACCTTTGGTGAACTGGGACTTGACGAATTTGGAACGGAGCCTTTCAAGTAAATGGCAGACATTGATGAAGTTCTTTGGCAAGATACGAAAGAAAATCTGATGGACGCAATGGACGGGGATGAGATGTCCGTTGAGATGTACATGTCCGACATGAAAGACTCAGGCTATTTTGACCTGCCTGATGAATACCGTTTCGTTGACTACGACGATGACGAATACTAAGTAAAGGAAAACATTTTGGTATTTTATATTGTGGTTGCGCTTGTCGTAATCATCCCCCTACTCTTTCTCCGGTTCTCCAATAAGTCGGAACGATGGGTTAACTTTGTAGGATCGCTATTTACCTCCGCAATATTCGGAGCAATGATCTTCGGAATGTTCTCTACCGGGTCAAGTGACAGTTACACTGTAACCAACAGTGAAAACACTTACACTGTTGCAGAGGGAAAGGTTCCTACCCTTGTTGAAGGAAACCTGTCCTTCTCCTATACGGAGAACGGTGTCACCAAGGAATTGTATGTACCTATTGACAATTCAAAGATCCCCCTTGAAGACGTAAATCAGATCAAGATTACCCACAAGGACGCCATGAATCCTGCCATTGCCCCGTGGCCCACTGGTGACGGATACATAGCGGAGTTCATCAAGTGACGGTTACAGTCGTGGTAGCTGGTTGTGATGACACAACCACTGTTGAACTCGAAGCCACCGACGTTGAGAAGGATTTCCTCGTCAGGCTTAGTAACCTCATCAACGAGACACGAGAGTACGGATGTATGCCCGGAATGATGGTCTCTAGAGGTAAGGAAGTCCTTGTCAGTCTGGACTGATTCAGACAACTGAATGCTCTCCTACCTAGTGTAGGAGAGCATTCCTACACTGGAAGGTAAACATGAAAGCACGCACTGCTGTAATTGTGCTGGTCCTCTGGGTAATAACTTGTGGACTGGCAGGTATTTTTACGTCGTTTTTTGGATTTTTCGCGACTCTCTTCCTTCTCGGGAGTGCGGCCATCATTGCATCCATCAAGCGTGAGGCACCTGAACTGGTGATGCGAGAGGGTAAATGGTATGACGAGAGGGAAGACGATCAGGCTCGTTAAAAAATTTTACAAGTACTTCCTTGTACTTGCCACGCTCATTGTGTTTTACGTAGGTCCAATTAGTCTTGTACTTGTTGTATGCTATGCGTGGATGATGTTTTTACTTATTCAAGCTCTAGCAGAAAAGATTAAAGAATTATGATACTAATTCTCGCTTTACTACTCTTTGGAATAGCCATCTGGAATTTTGTTGTAGGTCTATGGATTGTTGGGATTCTTGCCACCGTCCTCGGAATTGCGTCACTGGTTGAATTGTGGATATCCTACAATGAGGATGTATTTCTGTGATGGTAACCACAGAGCAAGAGCTAGACGCTCTTCCCTTCGGAACCCGGCTGAGGTTTACCATCAGCAAGGCAGTTCTGGAGAAGACGCACGGAGGGCTATGGAAGGTCCACGGCGTGAAGGGGTGCTTCGGTTCGGATGACATTTGCCGGAACGGGACGCCCATGGAAATCTTAGAGTAAGGTAAATATGGTATACGTAATTATTTGGGTATCTGTGGCGGTAGTATGGTCTATCGTTTGTGCGATTGGTCGGGGTCTATGTGACCCACACTACGTCAGGGAGCGAGAGTATCGAAAGTTGTGGTCCCAGCTTCTCATCCTGTCTCCGGTGTGGCCCCTAGCCCTTGTATGGCTGATTGGTAGGCTGTTCACTAAGGCTTATGAAGAATCCGGCTTTGACGATATGGTAAAGGACTGGAGGAAGAAATGATCTGGTGGATTATCTACGGAATCGTTTCCTTGCTCTGGTTCGTACTGGTTATGTGGTACTATCTCGATGAGAAGGACATCATGCCTGATGATGAGAAGAAAGCTACTGCACGAGCCGCACTGGTTGCGCCTTTGTGGCCGGTCATTCTTTTCTGTGCGGTATTGTATGGCCTTTGGATTCTTGCTGAACAGGTGGTAAAGTTGGTTGACGACGCCGATCTGGGAGAACCAGCACGGAAAGCAAGAGAAGCCAAACAGAAGGAGAAGGAAAATGGGAAAACGCAAAGCGAAGATCACTGATCTTGTAGAAGAGCTTTTGGGTGATGTCCGAATGGGCTACGAGATCGATATCACCGTGGACCGACATGACTTGGAAGAGGTTCTGATCTGGGCTGCTGAGAAGCTGGGAGCCAATCAGCTTTTCCGGGAGGGTGATGAGGTAGTTGTCACCGAACTTGACAAAAACACAACACAACCACCTTACGCCAAGAAGGGTGCAAAGGGAGTTATCCATCAGATCTTCAACTACGGTGACGAGAGTGTACGGGTCGTCTTCAATGACGACCCGGACGAGCGCCCGTGGTATATGTTCAAGACAGAGCTACGCCGAATCATCGAGTAGTTGACATGGGTTCTCCTTTAGGGTATATTAGTATCAGTCCTCAAAGAGAGGGAAGGTACAAGACAAAAGGAGAACACCATGTGGGTTATGTTTGAAGGTGGATTTGTAAGCGCAGTACAAGATCGGGACGATCACGGAATCCTTCGAGTCCGAGCGCGCGATCAGCGTTCGTTGACCACAATGCTGGATATCATCAAGCTCTCCGGACACGATACCGGAGACTTGAAGCCCGTCACTTCAGCGGGTACCGACTACCGTTGGCGTGTCCTGCTTCCACGGGAACTGTTTGGAGTCTTCCTCGCTCAGGTGTCTGATGACATCAGCTACGGAAACTTCAAGGATCAGGCAACCAAGACACGCGGGAAGAAGTGGCATGACGCATTCATGGATGTGTGGGTTGCCATGTTGGCCGTAGACGATGGCCCAAAGTTCAAGCGGGGATGGGACTTGGCGGGACGTAAGGTCAAGGCATAACGGATAGGCAGGGTTGACGCCCTGCCTTTTCTGTTGTAATCTATGATTATGGAGAATCCCAAAGAGAAAAACTACCGACCGCCTTACCGTCCGGGGCATTATGAGGAAGACGGATGCTACTACTGCAACAAAGACAGGTCGCTACATCCGAGCTTCTGGAAGTGTCCGGACTGTGGGGAGCTTTGGCGGGTCATCTCAGACAACGTGGCATGGTGCGGATGGATCAAGGCTCGCGGGTTGTGGAGACCCATCACGAGATTCATGACACGGAAGAGTTGACTTCAGGATTTGTTCCTGTTAGTCTAAGACAAATAGCAGGAACAACCTAAGGAGACGACAATGACTGAATTTGAACCATGGGACCGGGTACGGCACACATACACCGCCTATACCGGTCAGAAGTTTGTCCGTGAAGGAAATATCACCACCATCACCCCAGACTTTGGAATCGCCTACACCACTGGAACAGCCACGTTCCTCGCCCAGCCTGAAAACCTTGAACTGATCAGCAAGCGGACCCGTAAGCGGGTAGGTCCCACCAAACAGGAGAAAGTGATGAGGGCCAAGCTCAAGGCTCTAGAGAAGAAGCTCCAGTACTTGAAGGTACGGGCTGACCCCTACGAGTACGATGAGTGGGAACGCGGATACAACTTCGGCCAACGACAGATGGCAAGGGAATTGTTGGAAATTATTACGGAAGGTAAGCGGTAATGGAACTCTTTATTTTTCTTCTGGTGGTTCTCGTCGTAGTCGGAGTACCGGGGGGATTCTACCTCAGCGACCGTGAAGGTTGGAACGCCACCTTCAAGCGACTGAACAGGGTGGTTCGGGCTAGCATTGAGAACAAGGACAAAGATAAGATGCTCCCGCAGATCAGCCACACAATGACTTCCGATGACTGGGATGCCCAGTTCAAGGGCGATAAGAACCTAACCCCTGTCGAAACCCCACAAGAGAACCACTACATTGTCAACACCTTTTTCAAGAGGGCATACAACGGGTCGGACTGGCCGGGGTGGAAGTGCAAATGCGGGGCCTCACGGGTTGAACCAGTGCTAAGCGCATATTACGGGGGACTTGAAAGTGCCATCAAGGACGCCAAGAAGGAATCCGAAAAGCATGTGCAGGATGCCAACAGGAATGACCAGATCAGGGCACAATACGCGGCTAAAGGAATAACAGGGAGGGAATGGTAATGGAAGACTACAGGACAGCCCCTACAGCGGCGGATTACGCCCGTGAAGAGGCACGACAAGCCACCGTAAGCCAGAGCGCTTTGAGGTCCGCAGAGAAGCGTGCAGAGGGTGCAGAGAAGGCATTGTACTTTGCCAGCAAAGCAGGAGAACTTGCTGCCTACAAGCTGAACTCTCTCGCTAAACTGGCAGATGCTATCATTGAGTTTGGCCTTGCCCCTCAGTACGGCTACGACATCAAGGCTATCCTTGACTTTGACCATGGAGACCTGATCGAACACAAGAAACAAGAGGCCAATGGCGAAGCCTAGGGTAGCTATTGATCTAACCGACAAACAGCTTGACCTGTTGGCTCGGATCGTTGAGGAACCAACCTTGTCGGAGATCATTCGACAAGGGCAGAAGAACATGATACCCTTGATGAGAAAGTACAGACGAGACAAGAAACGCGGACCCAACCCTGACTGTTCCGGTGCTTCAACCTGTCCCTGCATCTGCCACGATACGGGAGGCGAGGACTATGGAACGCATGGACCTGATGGTGGACGTTGCAAAGGCAAAGACTTCTAAGGAGAAAACAATGACTGAAGACAAGTTCGAATACACCGCTGAATACAGGGCCGCTGATATTACGTTGGGTTGGGATTCCGACTGGGATATCCTCGCTGGACCTTATGACACACGGGAGGATGCACGAAACGAAATTATCCGGGAGATCGAAGTAGAAGACACTCCCAACGAAAGCGAATTTGATTACCGGATCATCCGTACCCTGAAAGACCCTTCCGACAGTGTGGTGGAAGAGATTCAGGGGTTCCGTCGATGAGAGACACACCTACTGTCAAAGCAGGAGATGTTCTTCTCCTAGAGGATAACCGTATCTGTACAGTGGTTCGGATCGAAAGGGACCGTATTGCGGAGGACGAGTACAATTACGGATACTCTTTCAGAAACTTCTACGCTGTAATTGTAACCTTTGATGGTGAGAAGGAAGACAAGTTTGATCATTGGAACTGGCGTAAGCTTGAAAATCGCAGTATTTTTGACCCTAACCTCAAGGTAGGTGATGTGGTTGAGATCAAGCCTGATGAAGAATTCAAGGCTGAACTGGAACGCAACCCACGAGGCCGTATCATTAAGATTGAGAAAGAAAATCCTCTTCGTCCGTATGTCATTCGTTCTGAAGACGGGTCTACGGAGCTTTGCTTCAACCGTAACGAGTTCGTAAAGGTACTCTCTGCCACGTCATACGAGAAACGTGGGGAAACGATCTCCACACTGAATACCGAGATCAAACGACTTGACGATGAAATCAACTCCCTGACAGCACAGAGGGACGCCCTCAAGGTGGCCCGTGAAGTCATGGACTACGTAGTTACATAGAAAAGGATAAACTAAATTAATGTCAGAGTTGAATGAGACTGCAACCGGTCTACCGGAATTGCCTGAAGGATTATGGTGGAGGATCGGTGAGATCTCAACCACGGATGAATATGGCAATACCCGCTACGGAACCGGAGGATGGGCATCATCTGTAGGTGGAAAGATTGCTGCCATCCAAATCATGGAGAACAGATGGGTCACTGAGACTGAAGAGGTTCCGATCTATGGTGATCGTTGGTGGAACAAGAATAAGGTTGTAGAGTATGACTGCAAGTACAATAAAGAACTAAAAGAAGTAGCGGTGTTTACCCGTCTCTTTTGTGGTTATGCTACCCACGATGAAAAGAGCATTCCTGAACATGCCTATAACATGGGCAGCAGTGGTTCGATTGGTGGACCTATTGAGCAGTACCACTACTCCTATCATGAAAATGCTGACGGTGCCCGAGCACTTGCCGAGATGATGATCAAGGAATACCATGCCAGTGTGCGTCGAGAGCAGGATTGGAAGATCGCTCTAGAAGCCAAGAGGAAAGCCAAGGACGAACTGTTCGGGGATTACCCACCCAAGACTCTAGGAAAGGCTTAGACTATGACAAAGCAGACAATCCTCAGCGAGGCAAAGGTGGAAGTCCTTGACGCTCTGGAAGAACACCTAGGCGCAAAAGAGGTACGAGTAGCCAGCATCTCTGACTATTACGACTACGGATTCCACATCGAAAGGACTCTGCATAACCTTCTAACGGGCTATGCGGAGTACAAGTACTTCCACTCCACCGAGCGTGCTGAACTAGAGCGACAGCAGCGCCTAGCCCGTGAAGAAGAGCTACGGGAGAGGTCCAAGGTCATCCGTGATAACATCATGATCGGTGTCCTGTCCAACATGACCATGAAGCTTCGGAAGTACTTCCCGGATTCGGCTATCGAGTTCAATCTGGGATCAGCTAGTAGCTGTGTATCCGTCAGCCGTACGATGGACCCGGATGATGAGATGATGTTTATTGAATACTACAAGAACGACTCTCTCCAGAAGTATGAACTTACCGTCCACATTGACGGTGTAGGTCTTTGGGAAGATGACGTGACAGTGGTCAACGGGAACCAGCGACCGGCAGACCAATTCACAGGAATTGCTGGACTGGATGCCTACTTGGATACACTACCAAAGAAAGAAAACTAAATGAAGATCGACAGTTCAAAAATTGTAGGAAGAAAGATTGCTCCTGAAGATGTCAAGCACGGTGACATTATCAAGTTCACTTCATCAAAAGATGGTGTGAAGGTTGAAAAGACCGGGACTATTCAGTATATTTACTGGAATGATCGGTTAGCTACTCAAACCTTCTTCACTGAGAACTTCCGGCCGTACGATCCGGTGGATTCTCGTATCGGTGATGGACGTAATGACGAACTCCATTGGATGGGACATGAAGACAGTTCCCTTGATACGGCTGAAGTAGGAGATTGGTTCGAGAACAAGGACTTGTCGCGTGAACACAAGGCCGGTAAGGTCACCAAGCACACCGAAGGTTACTGGATTCTTGAAAGCGGAGAAAAGGGTAAAGACCATGACCTCATGATGATCACCGAAAACGTTGCCCGTATGCTATTCCGGAACGGAAACTCAACTCTCTTCCAGACCAAGGCTGACGATCAGGCTGTCTTCATGAAGGATGGTAAGGTCAATCTGGTGGAAGGTGACAAGGTACGTCTCACCGAAACTGCACTGAACCATGAAGCGTTCCTTGGTTGGGTATCAGATGGTGAATACGTTGTTGCAGGAACTAGTGGTGAGTCAGTCCTTTTGAGAGTACACTACCCATTCAGAGTCTATGAGTCCAACTCAGCTATTGTCCATTACTCACATCTGGTGAAGGTTTCCTGATGTCTGATATGGAATTTGTCAACTACGTGGAAGGCAGCAAGGCCATTGTCTCCAAGCCTTCCGGTATCGACAACATCAGCGTAACGTACCCTCACGTTACCCGTGTCGAGTTGATCGTGAACGCAGAACGACGCGAGGTAATCTACGGAGCCAAGGACGTGTTCACCGACTTGCAGGACGACGGGAGAACCCTGAAGGTCTTCCTGAATAAGGATTAAAATATTTTAAGGAGAGAACGTGGCAGGATTTGAAGAAGAGTATCAACGCCGTCTTAGGCGTGTAGGTGGGGTTTATGATGACTCCCTGAAGGTCTGGGTGGAGTCAGGTGAGGACGATGGCTACTGGTCCGGTGGATGTGAAACCTGTGAGTTCTATATCGATGGTGGGCCGTACGTCAAAGTCTTTGTGGATTCGAAGACTTCATGGGAAATCAAGCGGGAGATCGCCCGTTTCTCTGACATGGGAGAACTTATCCGAGAGCTTGACTCAGTGGATGATGAATAAGGTTTGACAAGGGGACTCTACTTAGTGTAGAGTCCTTTCTTGTTGGAACAATACTAAGGAGGAAGAATGCCGGAAGGTAAGAAGTGGAGGGGCAAGAGTGTCTATCAGGTACTCGACCGCCTCAAGATGGCAGCACAGTCCCAGCAAGCTCTCTTTGTTGTGGAGACCATGACGCGGGAACGAGTCAACAAACTCAACCATGAGGCCAAGGAAATCCTCATCGATCTTGCTGATGAGCTAAAGGATCTCCATCCTGACGAAATGCGTCTGGGACACTATTGGAAGTGTCTGGAATCTCCTACAGACCACTGCATCTACAATGACAGGAAAGACCCCTTTATGGACCACTGCCTGTTCTGTGGCGAACCAAGCGATAGGGGCTAGACTATGGAGCTAGCACTGGTATTGGCATTCCTCATGGCGGTCTTGGGCTTTGGACTGTTCGCTGTCTACAAGTCCGATCCGGAAGGATGGAAGCGGACGTTCAAGAGGCTGTCTACGACCTCTCGTGCCTCCTTGGAGAGCCGTTCGATGCAGGACTGGGACCGACAGTTCGAAGGCAAGGTGCTAGGCGCTCTGGAGACCAAACACAAGCTTGCAAAGACATGGCACAGTAGGAGTGCCGGAGGAATGTTTCAGTTCTCCAACTGGCAATGCTCCTGTGGAGTCGGAGGGAGAAATGAATCAGAGATGGAAATAACACGGAACAAGGCAGACCGACGAGCCTTGCGAGCAGCCAACAGGCACATCCGATTAGCCCGGAAACAGGAGCTACAGAACCCTGACGGAGACTTTACATTCTAGGAGGAATGATGGAACAGCATTTGAAGCACATCGTGGAAGACATGCGTCGTGGGATGAACAAGACGCCATACTCCCATCACACAGTTGACAAGGAAGACCTGTCGGCTATACTGGAGTACATGGAAGAGAAGATTGAAGAGGACCGCGTGACGATCCATCTGGGGGACACTGTACAGGTGATTGAGCCTAAGGAAGACGGAAGGATCGGTGTGGTTACCCGTGAATCCGATTATCCGCTGGTAGTGTTCGAGCTTCGTCTTCCTGACGGGGAAGAGATCACTGTAGATCAGGAGAATGTGGTGAAAATCCATGGATGAGATTGACTGGGAGTACGGGGCCACGTACAGCGTGAACGGCAAGGACTCCGTAAGCACACCTACCGGGTGGAGCACGAACATCAAAGAGGCCAAGGAAGACTTGGACTGGTTCGTGAACAAGCAGAAAGTTACCCACCCTGAGAGGGAGTGGAGGATCGTCAAGCGGTACCCGCGTGTGAAGCTTGAACTAAGCGAGGAAGAGAAGGAGCAGATTGATGAGTAACCCCAACGTAGGAAATTTCAAGGTTAATGATCTGGTGGAGGGAAACCGGGCTACCATGATCAGGGATGGTCGCCGGGGATTCGTTACCTCTGTGGAGAACCCCTCCCGAGACGGCCTTCACCCCATTGCCGTCCGTTGGCATGACGGAACGTCCAGCAGCGAATGGTGCGGGAGCCTCGTCAAGCTTGTTTGTGCAGAAAGTAGCGAAAGTACTGAGAGGTTTGTCTCCGCGTCCAAGCGTGCCCTGCTCAATGTCCAACAGGAAATTGACGAACTTTCTAAAAAGCTGGAAGAGAAGATCGAACAAAGGGAAGTTCTGGAAGAAGGTATACTTAGGAGCCTGAATGAGGGTTGACACGAACATGGATCTGTTCCTGATGGTAGGGGAGATGCCAGCGCCACCTTGTGAGCATCCACAACACGCTACAAAACACAAAGACCAGCCAGCAACGTATTACTTTACTGCACACTGCCCATACTGTGAGTACCGGAGAGAATGCTTTTCCGTTTGTGACGATATCATGTCGGACTACAGGAACGACGTACCTATCTTCTGCGCTGGATGCAAGACAGTGGATGGCGGACAAACGTTCTGGATTGTTTTGGGGAAGATTTGACATCTGACCTGAATGGGTTAGACTAGAGGAAAGACCAACACAGAAGGAGAAGAGTATGTCAGCTAAATTTTTAATCGGTGATTATGTAGAAGTGTCATCCGGAGGGTACACAGGCACCAAGGGGGTTGTCCTCAAGGTGTACAATGACCCCAAGGACGGGGAGGCCAGCTATTCCATCAAGTCAACAAGGGTCGTAGGATACTCCTACAGTGTAGGAACCGACTTGATCTTTATGGAGTCCCGACTGGAGCTTGTTGAGCGCCAGCGGGAGAGGATCGACTTCAAAGACGTAGAGAACTACGACGAGATCGAAGTACGGTTTGTTTCCGGAGACCTGAAGCGTGTATTCTCTGGAGTTGTCATGTCAAAGAAGACCAGTGATAGCATCACGGAGTTCTTCACTGCTGGAGGTCAAAAGCTCTTCTCTACTCGGTGGAGCGGTGCTGAGGTCTTTCTGGTCAAGAAGGGCAATCCGCCGCACCCTCTGGAAGGGGCCAAGGATGGGTTCAAATTCAAGGCGACTGCTCTGGCTGCTGATCCGGGTGGTGGAGTGTATTTCCGAATCTACACGAAATACAAGGGAGACTATTGGATTCTTGATCAGTACAATGGTTCCGGAAAGCTCTTTGAATCCAAGATGTCTAATGACGCCAGTGCCCGTGCGGACTTTGACTATTACAACAGCCATATCCTTTGAGTTGGACAATGGGGTCTACCACTGGTAGGCTAAGCACAGGAAATCCAAACGTATACTGGCACAACGGAGTAAGGAAGAAGGTTATGAAAATGATGGAATTCAAGTTCAATCGAAACGACAAAGTACGAGTCATCAAGGGTGACTACAAGGGCATGGAACTTCGTGTGACGGGGCGATATGCTGACAACAGCTTCAACCCTGCACCTCCTATGTACAATGTGGAGGTCACCAATGACGGTGGATTTCCTGCATTCATCGTTGGAGAGCTTTCTGAATTCGGTGAGGAATTCCTTGAACTGATTGAGCCGGATGTCCGTGAGGTCAGGAAGAAGATCGAGCCGGAACTGGTAAAGGTCGGTGACCGAATCCGTGCTGTCCGGGTTGCAGATGACTCAGGCATAGAGTATTCCAAGTCTGGTATCGTCCACGAGAAGAAGAACTACTACGGTGCAATTTCCTTCTGGACACGTGGCAAGCATGAACTAAATCGCATCGGATACGCTGATGATCAAAATTCCCACTACATCCTTGAAGAAGAGTCCACGATCCATGAACTGACCCTGAAGCCGGTGGGAACGAAGTTCAAGGCTGATCGTGGACAAGGCTCTTATTACTACCTGATCTACACAAAGGTCCGGGAAGGCTACTGGCTGTGTGAAAGCTACTTCAAGAGCAACGGAGAATTCAAGGAAGTAACCTTGCGAAGTGAGGTAAACACCATCAACGAGTGGAACAAGGGACGAAGCACCTATCTGGATGTTCTGTAGATGGAATGGTTCATAGTTATCCCTCTGTGGATTCTAGGGTATTGTGTAGTAGGAGGAATCACGACTTTCTCCGTTGTGAAGTATGAATTCAACAGAGCCATGGAAGAGAACAGAAACTCTCATCGTAACTACAATGTACACTACCCTGAGTTGGAAAGAGCCAACTCGAAAGAGGAACAAATCGAGTTGAACCTCAAAGACGCCACTCAGGACTGGGGCGCTACATTCTTTCTCTGGCCTATCTTTTGGATTTACATTACGTGTGTAGGTATTGGGATGGGAATCAAGCACGGTGTAGCAGGTAAAGCTATCAAGGAAGCCAAGGCTGAAGCTGAGAAAGCTCGACTCGATGCGATCACCGCGAGGATTCTCAAAGAGCAGGATGATAAGTTTGACATGGAACTAAAAGGAAACGACCAGAAAGCAGGAAACAATGAGTGAAGAAACTAAAGACAAGATCGCGGAGTGGGTTCTGTACATCTTCTTTGGAGGAATGGCACTCTTAATGATTGGGTTGCTCATCTGGGGACTTTTCACCAGTCCCCTAGGAGTTCTTATCCTCGTAGGATTCTTTGGTGCGCTATGGCTGATTGGATGGGCTAGCCATCGTATGACTAATTAACAGTTTCCTTACAATATATGGTATACTGGTAGTTCACCATTGATCGGAGGAACTATGGACCTTTGGGGTTCTATTATTGCAATTGTCATCGGTGTTCTACTACTGGTATGGGCCATTCATGTCATCGTAACCGTCCTAGGATGGGTACTGGTGATTGCTGGTGCAGTCCTACTAGTGAAGAACCTTGTAGGAAGCAGAACGCGACTGTAACTAACAAGCGAGAGAAGACTCCTTCGGGGGTCTTTTCTTGTTTTACGGGAAGGTTTGTGGTAGGCTGTAGTCATGCTGAACTTTACCGCGCTGAATAACATGATGGACGACTATGATCGTACCCTTGGAATCGAGAGACGACTCCGTAATCTGATCAAGGCAAAACAGGAACAGCTAACCGAGATGTGTGATGACTGGGACCGTCTTCCGGAAACCCTTAGGCACAAGGACGAAGATCAGAAGCAGTGGCAGTTGGGCAAAATTATCGACCGCACTCGGGAGCTTGAGATTCTACAGGAGGTTCTTGATGGTTGAGCGGAAGCTGAGTGAACTGGTCCACGGAGATACAAGGAAAGCGAAAGCTCTTGTAACTTACTTCCGTGCCCTTGAGAAAGGGTATCGGGAAATACAGATTATCGATGCTGAGACTGGAGAGGTCCGGAAGATGATGATCTACGGAAAGAACGAGCGGGAGTTCTTCGAAGAGAGCAAGAGAAGGTACATTAAAAACTTTTACGGGGCCAACGTAGGAGGCGTAGCTGCTGCGGCAGAAGAAAGGTGGAAGAATGGTTAATACTAATGTAGAGAAACTTGAAGAGATACTTGAAGACTACGAGCGATTGTGTCTGATGGAGCACACTATCAAGTCCCTGATCTCCATGAAGGAAGATGTTATCAAGACCCTGATGGTGGAGATTAAAAACGCATGGGATGATCACCAGACCTTTACGCACAGCATCCTGTCAGAGAAGCTGGCACTGCTGGAGATGGAAGTTGATGTCCTGAAGGCGGTATTGTAGTGAGTGAAGTTGTAAAAATTAATATCGTCCGACATGACCAAGACTGTAAGACTGAGGTCAAGAACGGTGAGAAGGATATGGTACGCCGATGCCCCCACCGAAAGCTCCAGATCACGCGAAAGCATGGATACTATCCGGTATATTGGTCTGACCTTGATCCAGTAAACGACTGGAAAGAGTACTGGCTGGCGTTCAAGGCGTTGGGCGGCTGGCAAGCTTGGCTGAAGAGATAGGAAAAGGAAATGAAAATTATTAAATCAACGGAGCCATGGTCCGAAAAGTTTTATATCGGTGTGGTGAAGAATAATAACGATGTAAAGAACCATGACGTATATATTGAACTGGGTGGGCATACCATTCCGGCAGGTAGAGAATCGTTCGCCGCATTCACACAGCAGGATTGTTACGAGATTGTCAAGGCCATTGCCACAGAGGCTGGAATTCTTGGACCATCGAAGAGTCTTGACGGTAACGTGAGCTTCGAAGTCAAGAAGCCTAAGCCACCTAAGAGCAAGGAAACGCTACGCCGGGAAGAACTGATGGTGGAGTACTTCTCCAGCTTTGATGTCTCTGAAGGTGGAGAGGCCGCTATTGACCGGATCATTGAACTAGAGAAGAAAATTGGAGAACTGTGAACGAAAACGTTAGAGTAAGGTACAACAGTAATAACTCAGGCGGTGGCTGGTGGTTGAAGGATGCGGACTGGTTCGCTCTGGAAGAGGCTGGCTGGACCATTGTGTGGGCCAAGGATCGTCAAGGATGGAATGGCAAGTCACTGGCTGATGAGGACGGACGCTGGCTCGGGGCACTTGCTACAGGGGCCTATCGTGATGGGCTACCTGAGGAACTGGCGATTGCCGAATGGGAGTACGTCACAGGAGAAAACGCTGAGGCTGAAGGGTGTCCGTGCTGTGGAAGACCGCACTCCTTCTGGGAGGAAGAGGCTGTAGGGTAAGAAATTGACTAGTGGACTGAAGTCTGCTAGTCTTTTCTTTATCGAGAAGAACTTAAGTCTAAGTAAAGGGAGAAGGAAAATGACCAAGCAAGGACGTGAGTGGAGGCTCATGGAGCGTGAACTTAAGTCCGGCAATGTGCTGGCACACCGGTTCTTCAAATCGAGCAATCAGTTCGAGCGGAGGCACAAGGGTAAGCTTGAAGAACTCAAGAGGCACCGACTGGGGTTCCTTATATGGACTGTGCGAGAGCCACGCCCATCCCTGATCCACAAGGGCGGGAAGCCGTGAGCCATGTAGAGAAGCTTCAGGGTCTTTTGGGGAGCGTTGCCTTCCCGGAGACACCGGAGGAACGGGACGAGGCTGAGAAGGCGATTATGGCATTCTCAGACAGCGTAGGGGAATTGCTTGCTGTCAAGCGCATTACCTATGATAAGAAGCTGGACGAATTCAGGGCGATAGAGAAAAACCCTGAGAAAACGGACCCTTCAGATATTATTGCCCTGTTCACCAATCAAGGAGAGATGCAGGAGATAAGTACTACCATCTTGCAACTTGAGCATGTTCTGGGCATGGAAAGAGATGTGAATAGGCCGTTCGGATTCAAGATGTACATGGAGTACGCGGCTAAGAAGGAAGGGAAGCCATGACCTTCAGTGAAGAAGAGCGAGATGCATTCGACAAGGAGTTGGAAGAGATGTTCAAGGACAACCGGACCCCGGAGCAGATAGCGCGCTCCGAAGGCTACACGGCAGGGTACAAGGCTGCACAGGAGCACTACGAGCGCCGGAATGAGTACTTTGATTCTCTGACTGCAACGGGAGATTCTGAGTTGATCGAGATACTGAGGCGCAGTCATGAGAACGGTGATGTCCTGACCACAGAAGAAGCGTGCCGGGTCTGGGAAGAAATCCACATGTACATGGAAGGGCACCCTGAAGGACGTGTTCTCTTGCTTCTCAATGACCGACTGACGCGGGAGCTTGCCAAAGGCTTGCGCTGTGGAGTGTGCGGGGCTTACCAGAGTCCTGACTGTGCGAAAGGATGCTGAGTGTTGAAAAAATTTAAGCTGGTGGCTGTTGCTCTGTCCCTGCTGCTGGCACTGGCGGCATGTGGGTGGTCGGGAACTGGCGTGGTTGTGGGTAAGACCAAGACAGATGCCTACACTTATGTCTCATTCATTTGCAGTGCCTACGATTCCAAAGGTTTCTGTACTGTCCAAGTACCAATCACCAACTACGTCCCTGATTATTACTACCTTCAAGTCAACGCGGACGACGATGGTAAAGTCCACGATGTTAGTGTAAACTACGAGTACTGGGTTGCCGCAAAGAACGGTGACAAGTTCGACAACAGGAAGAAGGAGTAATGAGCGCATACGAGCATCTGAAGAACAGCGTCAAGTATCAAGAGGAAGCAGGGAGCAAGGAGTTTCATTACTCCACCAAGGCTTTGAGCAACGCCATAAGTGAGATTGACAACAGGCTTAGGCAGATGGATGAGTTGAAGAAGATTCTTTCAAATGTTCCTCTTCAGGTCGGGGATGTGGTACATGAGGTCGGTTACCCTGACGAGAAGGGTGATGTCGTTGACATTGACAATGTGGTAGGATACGCTTACTACACAGTCATGATTCGTCAACGGGGACGGGCCATCGGATACTACCGGGATGAACTGGAACTCATGGAAAGGCCGGAGGCATAATGGATTTGTCAAAGGGAGGTTGGGCGTTCCCCAACTTCAATTCGAACTCAAAGGCACACTTCTTCCCTGATCCAGCTATCCTCACCCCAAGCCTTTGCGGTCGATGGGGTCACGTGGGACAGCCTTTTCAGGGAGATGCGTTCTCTAGTGAATCAAAGGACGACTGCAAGGCATGTCGGAAGAAAGTCAACGACTATGTACGGGTGGAAAGGCCATGAAACTGAAGAAGATACCCACGACATGGCGGGGAATCCAGAACACGGAGGACACGACTGAAGGTGACATGCAGGACTTCCTTGATGGTACGGACTGGGTGTGTGACGGGAAGTACGAGTGGTCTGGTACCTTTGAACTGTATCGATCTGGTGACCTCAAATACATTACCCTGAAGAGGGATCACTGGTTTGTTGTCTCATCCAAAGGTAAAGTAAAGACCATGGACCCTTGGGAGTTCGGAGAGAAATTCGAGGTGGACGAATGATCAAGAAGGATGATCTTCTAGACCTTGTGGTGTGGCTGTGCTCAGCGAGAGATGACTTGGCACGGCGCAAAGGGATTGGTCCAGACTTTATTGTAGGTACACGGGATCTTCCCTAAGAATTGACTAGTAGGTGGAAACCTGCTAGTCTTTTCTATGTCAAGGGAAATCATAGACTAACTAAGGAGTGGACATGAGAATCGATCTTCGTAAAATCAAAAAGCCCAAGGGATACACGGACCTGAAGCAGACCCTATCGGTTGATCTTCCGGGTGGAGACCTGATCTACGTACAAGAGGGTCAAGTAATTTTTGCCGGGATACCGGGAGAGTACGTGGGAATTGAAGAGTGGAAGGTAGAAGCCTTTGTAGAACTCTGGATGGAACGTCGTAGGGCTGAGCAGGAGGGGAAGTAAATGGCACACAAAGCAGCAAAAGGATGGTCTTGCGCTGAACCGGAATGCAGGAGTTTCAGTGGAGTTGGCCCATGTCAATTCCCCACAGGAGACTTCACGGTTTCCATGAAGCAGAGTGAGCTTGACGCTCTGATCGCTGAGAAGGTGAAGGAAGAGCGGAACAAGCTCTACACTCGTAAAGACATGGACTTCATCTACGAAGTGGGCAAGCGTGAAGGTTGGGACGAAGGCTACGATGCCTCTTACCAAGGAAAACAACGCCACAGCCCCTACAAACAATACTAAGGAGACCTACCCGTGGAAGAGCTAGAGCGCCTTAAGAAGATCGAACAACGTCTTCTCGAAAGCCTGAAGATCAAGAGGGAAGATCACGATGAGATGTTTGGAGTACTCCAGCGCATGTCAACGGAAGACTACAATGGTGAGGCAGGTAGGGACATGAGATACTACCTGACCCAGAACACGGTTGAGGTCACCAACTTGGCCTACTATCTGGACTTCGACTTGGAGAACAGCATCGGATTCAAACACTAAGGAGAAGCAATGACACTCAAAGTAAAGGTACGACAGACCATCGAATTCATCGTGGAGGTTGATGATAGTGATCCTTTCGAGGTGGAGAGGTTTCACGAGGAACTGAAGAACGGGGAAGTTGACACCAGTCACTATGGTGCTAGCGGGAACTTCGATGTCCTCCTAACGGAGGTACTGGAAGAAGAGCACCAAACCAACTACGTAATCGGGATGGATAAGGAACGGGAACTCTACCTGTTGCAAGCTGACGGCGTGGATGTCTTCGCCAACCGAAGCCACAACGAGGTGGTACGTGAATGGGGACGGCGAACAAACAACGAGGTGACTTTCACTACGGACGCTGCCGAGTCTTGGAACAGGAACAACAGTGTATGGTTCGACTACGGAGACCCGGACAGGTCTTGGGACTTGCTCAAGGCACGTCAGGACAAGAAGGAGGCTGAGGATGGATAAGGATACTGCTGTGAAGCTCTGGGAGGACACTGTAGGTGACTCCGGTGCTGCCCCGACAGACGAAGAGCTTCTGGACTATGCGAGAGCCGTAGAGAGTACTGGAACAGTCTCGGATGCATCCCGGATTGTGAAGGAAGTCCAAGAGTTGGCTGCAAGTAAGAGGGAGGATGCTGAATGCCTGTGGAGACTGATCAGGATTGAGGCCGGAACTCCCTTGGCCGAAGACCTGAAGAAACTGGCACGGAGTCTGGATGACGCGGCCCTTGAACTGGAAGACATTCTGAAGGGGGAAGGATGAGTTGTAAAGCTAGCCACGACAACGCCCGTGAAGGAACCTGCCATCTTGTGGAAGGACACTCCGGGGACCACCAAGCGTACGGGAGGTGGGGCATAGGGGATAAGTTCTTCTGGCCCAACGTTGACAAACTCGTGATCGTGATGGATGATGATACTGTAAAGCTTGCTGCATTGGCACTGTTCTACCGTCACGCTAAGAAAGGCGAGAAATGGGACGCGGAGTCAAAGGCAAGACAGGAAGAGATTCTGGGAGATGCACGTTGTGTTCTGGAAGCTGCTACAGGATTTGGAAAGGTGAGAGATGATTGAGTACCAGCTTAAGATAAAGTTTTTGAAACTAGGTGCCCTGTTTTTGGCAATGGTGGCTATATTCTGCGTTGCAGGTTCCGTCCCGTTTATTCCGGTAACCGTCTTTGTAATTGCTGCGATACTGGTTCTTAGTACAGTAGCCTTCGTTTGTTTGAATTAAGGAGAAAATAATGACTGAATACCCAGCACAGAAGATTCGCCTGATGGTGAAAGCATACCGTGACATGCTCGAATACATCGACCGATGGGACCGGGATGAGTCCAGAAGGGCTGATGAGTTAGGCATGATTGCTGCACTGGAAGCTGCCGAGAAGTACGATGAGAATCCTGTCAAGGCCAAGGCTGACATGATCTCTATGCTTGAAGTGAAGATCCGTGACGAAGAGAAGAAGATCAAAGGTTGGCAGACCCGGATCAAGGGTGCAGTGGATACGGGTGATTATGGCTCTGCCGCGTCGTTGAAAAAGTTTATCGGCTGGGCTGAGGCGGAGATTGCCAAGTACAAGCGCGAAGTGGAGTTCATGCGTGCCGGGTAGGTTCAAGATCGTCATCGGGGTAACCCGGATCGAAGACCTTGAATCTGATGGGGACATTGTGATAGGCTATGATCATAAGCCACTACTTGAAGTGGACTGGGGCGAGACCACCGACGAAATGTTGGAAGAAGCTCTAGAGGGATTACTTGATGAGATAAGGAGAAGGAAATGACTGCTGTAGAGGTTCCGAATTGGGTGGGCGCATTGAAGCGTGACGTGGAAGAGCAGAGCGGGGAGGTTGGCTCACACACGGACGGAAAGGTTCAGGTAATCATCAAAGGGGAAGCTGAGGTTGCCGCAGTGATACTGGCCCTTGAGGTGCTGGATCGTCTGAGGGATGAGAAGGAGATCCGGGAGTTCAACGTTAACCAGATTGCCAAGCAGATCAATGAAGGTCAGGGCTTCAACGAACTGAGTCAAGGAGTTCTGGAACGCTTCGGTCGTGACCTGTCCATGATCCGAGTACTGTTGGAGGGGAAGTAATGATTGAAAAGTTTGTAAAGCCTGTCGAAGAACTCAACTACCTTCCGTTGAAGGAGGACATGTCCATCCACTTTGAAGAGGACACCACCGTGACAGTGATGGACGGTGAGGTGATCTTCTACATCGGGGATACCATGATGCGGATTCCGGAGTACATCGTGTCAGAGGTCTCGTGTCGAATTGCACAGCAACGTGTGCTAGAGTTCATGAAGAAGCAGAAGATCATCAAGGACGAGAAGGAGAAAGCAGATGGCTAAGTTTGACAACGCGACTGTAACTGACATGGTTTCGCAGACCGAGACACCGGCAGCAGACTATGTGGTCTACGACTCTGAGAAAGAAATCGAGTTGATCCATGACGCCCTTGTAATTGCCCGTAGGTTGGAGAAGGCCGTTATTATCAAAACGGATTACCTCAGGACTCTGACTGACTCTGAAGTTAATGAGTCCATGTTGCACAACCTGATTCTAGAAATCAATCTCTTGAAAGGAATACTCAATGGCTAGCATGATCAAGCCCTTGGACGGGGCTGAGGCGGCTCTGATAGAGGCTCAGAAGGCCGGGATTGATACGCCTGTCCGGATGACTATCGGAGAGGTTGCAGTGTCCCTGAAGGCCGTGCGTGTGCTTCGGAACATGCAATACGAGATCGAGAGTCGGGCCAAGTATGTCCGGCAGGTTGGGGAAAAGCTGGCATCCGGGGAGTTCGTCGGCGGGGGTTCACTGGAACTCATGAAAGAGTTCTCGGAAGACATCAGGATCATGAAGGAGATGCTTGATGTCTAACTACAAAGTAGAGATGCGCTCGAAGAGGGCGCAGATCTCCGCGACCGACTGGATGGAATGGTCTGACTGGTATCTCGTATTTGAATTCCTCAAACTGGAAGCTGCGTCATCCTACATCGAGACTCAACAGAACTCAGACCTGTACAGTTCCGTAGAACGTGAATACCGTATTGTCATGCGGGACGGGAGTATCTTCACGCCTAAGCCTCTAAAGAAGAAGAGCGCGGAAGAGAAGATTCGTGCTATCGTATCTGGTGGAAACCGTTCGCACATGCTGGACCTGACGTTTGTCGAGATGCAAGAGATTGTGGCTGCTCTGGATGCGAAGCTCAGGATGGAAGAACAACTCCGTGAAATGACTGAAGCAAAGAAGCGCACTGTCCGGATGTACGGCGACCTGATAAAGTCTTCGGATGATCCTACCCGGATTGCACGCCTTGACGGAAAGATGCTGGCCTATACACGAGTAACAGAACAATTGGAGGCAATCCGTAATGGGGAAGACTGGACAGCCTAGCATTTACGGTAAGCTCAAAGCGGCAACGTCGATGGCATTGGAAGTGAAGCTGTCGTGTCAGGAGGCCATGGAAGCTAGGATCGCCTTTGAGACAGTGGAGCGGTTGAAGACGAAGCTGGAAGAGACGAAGACACAAATAGCTCAGAACCAGCACGACTATGAGTTTGACTCCAGTGACGACGTAAAGATTGATCTCAGGGAAGAGCTAATGATTCTGGAGGACATTAAGGATACACTGGAAGGGGTACTGGGTGGCTGAGGTTTTGGAAGTCGTATTGCGTCTGGAGAAGAGGATCAAAGAACTTCACGAAGAGATTGGTGAACGTGAAGAGCAGTGGGCTGTATATGACTCCGAAGGAAAGGCAGAGAGCGCCTACTACTGCCGGAAAAGTATTGACGAAGCCCACGGATTGCTGTGGGAACTGGAAAGGATTCTGAATGGAACAGCCTGACTTGAACGACAAGACCGATGAGGAACTGATTGCCGAGGTGCAGCGCCGTCTTCCGGGCCTGTGGAATGTGGGTGTGCTGGCTGCACGAGACATGGAATACTGGGACGAAGAGTTGGCGAAAGGAAATATCGGTTCCTTCACCTACGGGTCTGCCACGTCTGACTCGTACAGTGAATGGGACAGGGGAGGTTACCTTCACTCTTGGCTCTCAAAGTACTCCCGTGAACTGGAAGAGGGAGTGGAGGGTGTGCGGGAGAAGCTTGTTGAAAAACTTGAAGAGATGGATAAACTAACTGAGTCTGGATGCAGATTCAATCCTGTGGTAGAGTATCGACTACAGGCTAAATACTTGGATGGGGAATGGGGAGGCGAGATGGTAAATAAGGAAACGTTTCCGACTGTCGAAGCTGCCGAAGAACAAATCAAGGTAGAGCAAGAGTTCGATAAGAAGAATCTGGTCACTGGGTTTGAGTACCGGGTGATCCCTAGCCATGGAGGGTACGATGGGTGAGTACACGGAGAACTTCATCACTGACCTGCGTAAAGCGGCGAGGGTTGTCCAAGGTCTGAAGGATGAGAAAGCTGTTCTCTTGGAAGAACTTGCTGTGCGTCAACGTGAAGCTGAAGAAGCCAGTGACCGTATTGATGGCATGAACCGGAAGGTTGATGACTACATGGACCTGACTGTTGCCTCACAGCTGATTCGGGCCATTGAGGCTGAGGTAGCGAAGATCGACTATTGGTTGGGGAAGGGTGAAGTGGATGGGCTTTGACGCTGCACAACTTTTGGAGTCGGGAAATGAGTTCACGGTGCTCTTCCGGTGGAAGCGTCCCAATGAGGAATGGTCCGAGTGGGGATTCTCTGACAAGGGGCCGGAGGCAGAGGTTACTCACCAGATGTACAAGGACATTGCCAAGGACCGACTATGGATGGCCCTGAACCCTGATAGGGTCGAGAAGATGGAGTACCGGATGGTCGATCCGGACGGTGATGTTGTTGATGAATGGAGAAGTTGAGGGAGATGAGGACTGATGCTGTATAGGATTGAAGGACGATACGTCGATGATGAACCGGGTGTGTGGTCAGAGGGCTACGTCTACACAGGAGACGGGGTGACCTTGGAAAAGGCTGAGGCGTTGATTGAATCAGAGAAGGCATTCGACTCCCTGAACGGAATGTACGGAGCCTACGAGTACAGGGCGGTGGAAATCGATGAGTGAGCTTAGCCTGATAGAGCGCGTGGCGCTGGCTGCTGAGGATGGGGAACACTATGAGGTGCACCTGACAGAGGTAGGAGAAGTGCTAGAGGCTCTGAGGATTGTCCGTGGACTTAAGAAACGTCTTGCTGATAAGAAGGAGTCCCTGAGGATTACCACTGAGGCATACGAGGTAATGATGGGCCGTAAGGCTGATGTAGCTGTCAGGTCGTATCTGGTACTGATTTCCGGTCTTCAGGATGAAATCCGGAGTCTGGAAGTTTTGCTGGACTGGAGTTGGGAAGTAAACAATGGGTGAGCATGAGAGGGCGTTTTATTCGGAGTACCGGACGATGATTCCTCGTAATCCATCGGGTGGCTGGTTTCGGCTGGGAGGCACGTCTCCCGTAACTTATCAGGAGGCATGTGCTGAAGTTCTAGCTGAGATGGAAGATGATAAGACCTCAAGTAGCCTGCATAGATACATTTACCGTATCGTGGACACAAAAGGTCTTGTGGTGATGACGGGATCGGAGTTGACCGAGTCGGTGAACCCTGTGACGGGCCGGGACTGGGAGGCGGAAGGGATGACGGAATCGGAGATCCTTCGACGGTGGAAGATTGTGGATTCTCTTATTGAAGAGCATGACAACGCTGTGGCTGAAGAAAAAGAAGCTGAAGATCAGGTAAGGAAAGCTGTTGAGAACGAAAACTGGTATGCCGTAAAGTTTTTCAACCAACGTAGGGCGATCCGTAGTAAGACTGTCTCTGACCTAAAAGTTTACCTGACGGCAGGTGACGAGTAGTGAGGTGGGGTGTGTTCTACGCATGGGTGACCGAATATCCAGATGAAGCTGAGGCTCGTCGGCAGTTGTGGTTCGCCCAAATGGACGTACCTGCTGTTCTGGTGTACGATGAAGGGAAAGGCTGGACAGGGATGAACGGCGAGCCTATCGTAGAAGAGAGGAAGCCTCATTGGTTGATGGAGAAAGGAAAAGAAGCATGAGTGTGACATGGCAGACGAACATCGAAGGTAACAGCTTCTTTACTGCTGCCACCACGGAGATGACCAAGGAGGGATACCGTAAAGACCCTGAATGGCTCCAGACACAGGCTACGTTGGCCGTAGCGGTTGAAGTGGGCAAGCTGGTCGATGCAATGCATAACAACGCGCGTACAGGGCACCTGATCGCTTTGCTGGACAAGCCGGGAGTGACGGCAGACGTTCGACGGGCGATCCTTGAGGTTGTCTATGATCGTCTTGAAATTACGGTGGGTAAGACGAATGTCTAAGATTACAGAGAGGAATACCAATCTCAAGCTTGCCCTTGCAGCGACAGATTACAACAGCAGTATGTCCTATTGTGCAATTGCTCAGGTCTATGAGACTGGACGAGTAGTTGATGCGACTACTAGAGTGGCTGACGAGACGGCGAGGCTTGCTGACGCTACAGAGTTTGGCGCAATGATAGAGTATGTACGAGTGTTAAAAGATTTGAACAACGTGGGCATGGTATCCGATCAGAGGGTGCTGGAAGTTTCCGAAGCGTTGACGAAACGATTTGAAAGGATTATGGGATGAACACGAACAGTGTAGTCATTGAGGAATGGTCGGACGATCCGGCTGAGGGACGGTCGGAATGGGATTGGCCGTACCCGACGAAGTATCAGGTATGCCTGATCACAGGAGAGTTGGCAGACAAGGTACGCGAACGTCTGGACTTGGATGACAGTGTTCCGGTCCACATCAAGGAAGAAGTCGTCAGCGGAGGATGGTCCGAGTACACACAGGAGAACGACTACTACCACACGCTGGAGGTCGGAGGTCAGGAGATCACTCTGAGAGGTGACGACTACGGGAACGGATTGAACTCCCTTTTGGAATGGTTGGACTCCGATGAAGGATGACGTGGCGGAAGCCTTTGAGGTGATCATCCGTCATGGGAAGATCGTGTCTGCCATGGAGGCGGAAGTGGCTCAGTTGAAGGCTGAACGTAAAAAGTTTGAAGACGAGATGGACGTTACTCCGGTGTCGAACTGGCTGAAGATGGGAATCCTGTCGGACATGATGGACAGGGTTGATGGGAAGATTGAAGCTGTGGAGAAGTGGCTGAAGAAGGGAGAGGACTGATGGGTGCTTTGGGATATAATGAGGCCGTAGATGAGCTTGTAGAGGCACAGAGGGTTGATCCTGAGAGGGAGGTCGAACTGTACTTTATTGAGGGTGGTCGATGGTTTGAGTTGACGTTCATCCCGGAAGATGAAGAGACCCGTCAGTTCATCGAGGGCTATGTTAAAGTAAGTACAATGGGTACGTGGTTGGATAGTTGTGAGTTCTCTGCGTTGGAGATTGATGAGTTGAAGGAATGGGTTTCCGAGGTCGTAAGGGATTCGTATGCCGGTAAGTAAGGAATACGATCTTGAAACGATGGACGAGAAGGAAACGCGACGGCTCATGCACGTTCTCCGGGCGAGGATGAGTCGCCGGTACACCCGATATGCCAGCCTGAATTCGGATGGTGATCCGAGGGCTGAGGCCGTTCTGGAAGACTACCGGAGGATTGCTGCGGAGCATGTAGTGGTCGAAAGTGCTTTGGGAGACTGGTGTGTGAAGCTCTATGGGAGTCGTGGGCCGTACCGATGACAGCGCGTGATGGACGTAAAATGTGCTTTCTCCTTGGGCATGTCTGGGGAGGACGTGACTTGATGGGACGTACTTTCTGTTCCCGATGCGGGAAGCGGGTCGGGTGACCTGTGGATAAAGCTGTGGATAACTCTTGACAAAAGGTGTAAAGTCCTGTGTCAAGAGTTATCTTTTGAGTGGTGAGAAAGCGTTTTCTGGAGAGGGTATTTTTGAAAAAATCGAAGAGGCAAATACAAAAAACCAAAAACGGGCAATGGGAAGTAGAGGGTTTGGTCCGTTTTCGAGGCGTGGTTCGGAGTGGTGTTTGAGGGTGGTTGATCTTTAAATTCGATACGTATATGGTCGAGGGGTCGTATGTCTGCTTCCCATTGGACACTTTTGATTTTTTCAGAAGGGGGGTCTTGGGAAGGGGCTTGGATCGTTGAGTTCTAGGGGTTTTTGATGGTAGATGTTGGTTTCTAATTACTAACTTTTTTTTTCTATTGAGAGATTCATAGAGAGAAAAGAGAGAATACGGCAAGGGCCATGCCATATGTGGGCATTTCTACCCTATAGAGCTGTGGGTCAAAATAAAAAGTTTGTAAGAGGGGGTCAGGTGGAGAGGTGTCTGATGACGGTGTTCGAGGGTTGCTTGCTTGGGTTTCATAGTGTAGTGTAGTATACGGGTTTGCCTTTGGTGCGTATCTCTGCTATAATAGATATATGAACAAGACAGTAGTAGAGATCGTAGAAGACCGTATCGAGAAGAAGGCTGTGTCGATTGACAAAGACACGAAGAGCAATGAGAACCTTCAATTGCAGATCGACTTGTACAATGCGTCCATTGCCAAAAAGAAAGCTGGGATTGAGCAGAAGCTCTCCGAGATTGAAGAGTTGAAAGAGCTTCGGGATGAAGCTGTTGTCCTGCTGAAGAAAGCCGATGACATTCTGGAGTACACGAACTTCCTTCGGGCCAAGTACGATGCCATCGAGTGGAGTCCGGACATGCCATTCGAAGATAAGATTGAGAGTTCGGATTACGCGGTCAAGACCAAGGAACGGTTCGAGTACGTGGATCGATTGGCCGAGATTGAGAAGGCCGCGAACAAGATTTACTACCGGAGATAGGTTATTGGATTGAAGAAATTTGTTGATGCGCTGTGGTCCTTGAATGCCAAGGAAATTCACACGGCTGCTCGCAAGGAAGCTAGCCGTCAAGTGGGTGAGATGGTCAAGTGGAGAGACTTGCACTTGAAGTTTGACCCGGATGACGTGCTGTGGGTGTATCAGGACTTGTTCCCGCTGGTCAAGAAAGCGGAAAGATACCGGTCGAGGATTTATAACCGGACCCGTGAGATTGAGGAACTACAGTACCAGATCAAGGTAGCTCAGGCTAATCAAGATCGAGGTAAGATTGAGCTTTTCAATAGCAAGTGGGCTGATCTGGAAATGGAGCAGTATGGGTACTGCTGGAAGATCATGAAGATTTACTGTGTTGTCCGAGAGAAGGTGATCCTTACGGTAGGCGAGGGTGAGGATCAGGTGTTCAAGGAATTTGAGTATGATCCAGAGAAGTTTGGATAGGGAAGAGAATTGATGAATGATGCAATGGTGAAGCGGCGCGAGATGGCCAAGGAGTTTCCTAGGTTGTCACGGGTGTTGTTTGTGATTGGGATTGTGCTGGCAGTGTTTGCCATGGGAAGTCTGTGCGTGTTCCTGCTGCACATGGGAGTGTGGCCCTATGTGGTGTTCTTCTTGGGTTCTTGGTGGTTGTTCTACCTTGTAGGGCAGAGTGCCGTAGATTGGGCTGTGTTGTTTGGTCCGGATCGGTCGCACAGTGTGCAGAATGTGGTTGTGAATGTTCATCCGGTGGATGAAGAGACACGGATCACTCAGGAAGACTTGGACAAACTTGCGGATCGGCTGGGAAGCTGATACAATAGAGTGGTACGGTCGTTTCGGCCACTACGCCTCCTACTAGAGCGGTAAATCCTCTAGAACCTGTTGTGTTGAACTCTACGGAGTCCCGAAAGGGAGCACAGGTTCTAGGGGATTTGCTGTTTGTGGGGGAGTATGTTAGGCTAAGGCTATGAAAACTATAAAGAACGTAATCGCAGGGATCATATCTCTTGTCCTGATTGGACTCGCTGTTGTCATGTGGGTTGTTGCGGCAACCTCAGGAATGTATCCACACATGATCTTCGTGTGCTGTGCTGTTACTGTCGTAGCCTTGGGGTTGTCGTGGACTGCCTTTCAAGTTGCTAAACTGTAGACAAGATAGAGAAGGAAAAGGAGAAGGTAATGGACATCAAAAACAAGATTGAGTATGTGAAGTACTTCTATCAACCATGGGAAGAGCTTCTGTTCCGGTATGTTCTGGTACTGGACCTTGTAGGTGGTAAGGGGCGGATGGAGTTCGTTTCCCATAACCTTGACGAAGACGAGTTCTTGGAGCGGTGGGATGGTCTGAAAGATGAGCCTACCCTGAATAGGATAGAGTACTGCTCCTTCGATGGTCCTGATGATTGGAAGGTTTTCTAGATGTATGAACCGATGACAGAGAAAGAAGCTAAGAGGTTTGTTGCTGGAGTCGTGGGGTTCTTTATTGTAGCTATTACGATTATGTTCGTGGCCGTTTACAATGTGAGCGTTGCGAATAACCAGCCCAAGTATGATCGATGCACGGATGCAGGAGGTGTGGTCATGAAGGTGATCACCACTGTAGGTGCAGGAGGCAAGCTGGTCTGTGTGGACGAGAAGGCTCTTCTGGATGTTGACTTTGGTGATGGCAAGTGAGGCTAAACCCAAAGAAGAAGATTCGGAGAGAGGCGGACTGGGACTTGATTGGTCCGGTTGCCTGTCTGGTAATCGTTTCATGTGCATTCTTGGTAATCCTAGGGATTGTGTTGACTTGAGAAGGATGACAGCAGAGAGGTTAGGATTTTGACTAAGATTCCAGTAGGATTCGAAGTAAATACTCGGTCTGGAGAGCTACCATCAACACCCTATGTGAAGCAGGAAGATGGTACGTGGAAGCCGAAGTATGTAAGTGGTAGGCCAACCAGTCCTACTACTCCACCAACAGACTGGGTTGATACATGGGTAACGATTACCCCTGAAGCAACCTAAGATTCGGAGAAAATTTTGAAGGAGAATTTGAATGGCAATGAGCAAGGGCGACAAAGCAGTTATTGTTTTGGTGGCTATTTTGATGACGACGGTGGGTCTGGGGTTACTGTGCATGATGTGGCTATGCGCTATTTCATTGGGCTGGGTTATCGTGAACGTAGTTACTATGGCCTTTACCCTGCTGACACTGATCGGTCTGTTCTATGGCTGGAAGGTAGTCCTCACTTCTCTGGACTAGGTACAGTTGTTACCAGAGGGTTTGCATTCATCCGGATGTGGTCCACCCTTATAGGCTGGTCTCCTGCCTATCTGGAGGATGATTGGGAGAAGCCATACTGGCCTGTAAAATATTGTAAGTACACTGCACCGTCTTGGTATGGGAAGAAGCAGCGGCCTAGGGTTCGGAACTTCTGGAACTCCAAGTTTGATCCATGGTGGTTGTATCCTGTTGAGCATGGTCGGGGTAAGTCCCTTACGGATTCTCTGTATGCAGGTGCAGGGTACAATGCCTACTCTGCGCGTAAAAAGTTTATGGGTAGGTTTTTATTTGGATATGACACCATCGGATCTTTTCAAATCAGCGAACCTAATCGCACGAAAGAAATGTACTCGCGCTGGCTTGCTGAAGATCATGGAAGCTAATAACAAAAGATGTCCAGTGTGTGAGAAGCCGGTGTTCTTTGCCTTGCACGCTCCGCAGGACAGTACACTACATGCGTGCTCGGATATTGACTGTGTGAATGCACACGGGATTGTAGACTGGGGAATGCCGAAAGAGAAGGAAAAGATGAAAGACATTGATGAGATTCAGGCTAAGAAGCGTCTGGGTGATGTACTGAACATAAAATATTTGAAAGGGAGCCATGAGCCAGACAATCAAGATTAGGTTGAAAGGGTACGGCGATAACGCACCAATGCGTGAGGTTGCTGAGATTGAAGTACCGCAAGGGTTTGCTTTGATCCAGTCTATGAAGATTGAGACTGTTGCGGGTAAGCCTTATCTGCTGGACAGTGTGGACATCAAATTTGATACGAGGCCCGTGGCGTAATGAGTGAGATGACTGAGCAAGAACAGGTAAAGGTTAGGGTCACTCGTGTTGTGGCGGATGCTGTTTATGATGCAACCTTGTACAACTGGTTTGCCCTAATGATAATAGGTATTCTCTTAGCCTTCAGTGTATGGCCGTGGATCATTGGATTAGTGGTCCTGTTGAATTGGTTCTCTGCGGAATACTTCAAGGACAAGGCAGTGAAGAAAGCGGTTGACAAACTAATCTAATTCGGTATAATAGAGGCATAGCTCTAGGAACCGTTATTTCTAGTGGTTGACACAGCGGTGATATACTATATGTAGTAGACACCAAGAAGTTCAACTCTAGGAAGTATCCATGACAGTTTTCAATCCATTCGACCAAGACTCTATGCCGGAACCACCGGAGATCGAGGGTCAACCTGTCTCCCGTTCACCGAGTGCAGGTAAGACTTCTCCTGCCGAGCAAGGTCTAGAAATCCCTATGGGATGGAAGCCATCCATCATGGAACCAGTTCCGGTGATGCGCTGCACCGGCACCAGCAGTACTACCGGAGAGAGATGCAGGAAGTGGTCTCTTCGAGGTACCACCGTCTGCAAGAATCACGGAGCACAGTTCCCCAGCGTACAGGAACATGCTAATGCCGTAGTAGAGTCTGCAAGGATGAGACTGTTCGGTATGGCTGACGACGCCGTTGAAGTGATGTACGACCTTATCCAAGAGGGTAAGTCAGATCAGATCAGGCTCAAAGCCGCTGAGAACATCCTGAACCGTGCAGGTATCAAGGATGCCATTGACATCAACGTTGAGGTCTCCCACAACGAGAACCCGTCAGACTCCATCTTGAAGCAACTCCAGATCATGCGGGAGCGTCAGGAAGCAGCTAAGAAAGAATCCGAACTAATTGATGAAGGAGAACACGATGAAGAGATCATTGATGCCGAAGAGAAGCCCGAAGAAAGCTAAGCTTGATCCGTCCTATGAGAAAGCTTTGCTAGAGTACGTGCGAAAGCACTTCCCTCACATGCTTCTGAACAACCCTCCGGGTCCACGCAGGAAACGTCCTCCACGGGCAAATTAGCAACAAAACGCGCCTCTCCACGTCGTAAAATATTTCAACACACCGAAAGAGAACCAATGTCAACCCACCACCTCTGTGTGAAATGCAACAAAAACTTCGCCGTAATCGGCCAAGACTACTGCCCTGTGCATGGAGGCGTGGTCCCCAAAACAATCAAAGAGTATGAAGAACTCCGAGACTCCAAGCTGATCACGGGAGCACAGTTTTACACGTCCCCCGGAGTCCCCGCCTTTACAGAGCAGACGGAGTCTGATAGACTATTAAAGTTGCGGGAGTACATCAGCAATCGACTGTCAGGTCTGTCCATGAATCCTCACTACATCGATCAGTATGACGAGGGATGGGTCACTGGAGTTTCCGACTCTTACCGAGAAATCCTACGGATGATCGATTCCATGTACCCCAACCTCTAATCCTATCAGAAAGGCAAGAAAATCGCAAGAGCAAATACCCCACTCAATCCGGAGCCTGTCTACCGTGCCGTAGTCCTGTGGCATTATCCGGGCATGTACTACCCTCAGTCGGACTGGGAGATCAAGAGCGGATACGCGTCACGCCCACTACCTGATGCTCAAACTTATATAGCCTATGATGAATCGGGTAATGAAAGAGAGATAGAGTATCACTCTTATATTTGCCGTGGCCCGTACTCCATGCCGGGACCGGCTAAGTCTCAGGTTACAGCAGCCGCACAGAGCCGGTGGAGTCCATCACATAATGACTACATAGTCTACGCCGAGGTGGAGGAATCCACAGGAGCTTGGAACACGAAGCCAAAGGGCGTAAAGTAGGTCCAGGAGGCTCTACCGGCCAGCAGTGATCCACGGTAGGGCCTCTTCCCCTGAGAACCAAACGGCTGTAGACTTAGCTTACCAGCATCCCGGAACGAACGGCTGAGATTCTGGAAAAGGGTCTCCCGGTTCACTGCCCCCCAGAGTGCCGGGAGGCCCCTACAACACAACTGAATAACCTAGTGGGCACCGAACCTATCCGTAGGCTTGGCGCAAGCAGAAGACCCTCAGCCTAAACTGGGGGTCTTCTCTTTGACGAGATGCCGTGATAAACTTTTTGAACCGAATCGACACGGTACACAGATAGATCCACAAAGAAAGACCCCTAGCGGGAACTAGGGGTCTTTCCTTTGCCGTTAGGCTTCTACGCCGGGTGCCTTGTCAAGGTAGACCAGTTCGTAGAGCGTGGCGTAGAGTCCGGTGACTCCAGCGAAGCCTGCACCGTGAGAGGTCCACGGATTGCCGGGGCGCTTCTCCCAATCCACCTGACCGAGCTTGGAGACCTTTGCCGCAACTGCGGACCAGAACTCTTCCTCAGTGCGGGACTGCTCCAGAGCGCCAGAGAGGATGTCCTTGCCGAGCTTGGAGACGGAGCCGACACCAGCGAGGTTCTTGAGTTGGTACTTGACCTTCTCTTCCACCGGGTCTCCACCTTCGATAGGTACGACCAGTCGCGGACGTTCCTGCCATGCCGGGGCGCATGTACGGGCAACGAGTTCCCAGTACTTCTTGGCCACCTTCTCCAGCTTCAGCCCACGGTGCTCCAGACGGCCCATCAACTGCTCAGGGAGCATGTTGCCGACCGAACGGCGCAGACCTTCATAGGATACCGGACGGTCCCGTTCCTGCGGCCCACCAGTCATGTTGACCAGACCGTACCAAACGGAGTCGCCATCTTCTGCCAGAGAGCGAGCGACCTCACGGACGATCTGTTCGTGTGCGGGGTTGCCCTGCTCCATGTGGACCTTTGTGGCCTCGATGAGAGCCTTGGGAAGCTTGCGCTGGTTGGTGTTGATGTCATCGAACAGCGTAGCTTCGTCCGTGTAGCGCAGACCGTAGTAGAGCATCACCGGAACGTCCGGGTTGAAGTTGGCCTTGTTCTCCCATGCCCAGAACAGACCACCAGTGCGGTGCTGTCCGTCAACGATGGAGACAACGGAGGGGCCGAACTCCTTGTGGATACCCTTGATGTCTCCCTTGTTGAACAGGTGGTTGAACTTTGCCTTCTCCTTTTCGGAGTAGACGCGAACGGACGCGATGATCGGGGTGATCAAGTGAGCGTGCGTATGCTGCTCATCGGTCTCCTGAGAGTAGTACCGTCCGATTGCAGGGAAGCGAGCTTCGAGCGGATCGCGCTGATATCCGTTCTGCCGTGGTGAGGTGGACTGCTCATCCACCGAGTTGTATGTGGAGATGAACGCGAGTTCCTTCAGGGCATCAGGAGTCAGGGTAGCGAGTGCCGCCTTGCCAGCGACAAACTCCGACTCGATGACCATGCGGCGTTCCTTCTTTGCCTGTGATTCGGCGCGAGTTTCAAACTCCGGTTCCTTCGGCTCTGCGGCCTTACCTTCCGGATCGGTTTCTTCCTTGGGGTTGTCCGAGAACATGGGCTTGACATCCGGTGCGGGTGCCGTGACCTTGGGAGCTTCCTCCGTAACTTCTTCGGTGACCGTTGCAGTTGCGGATTCCGCTGCTGCGATTTGTGCTGCTGCCTTCTCTGCGTTGGCCTTGCGGGTTGCCGCTGCCTTCTGTCCGCGAGTAAGAGTCTGAGTAGCCATGATAGTGATCCTTTCAATAGTCTATTTGAATGTTGTGTGGTAGCCCCTCCTTTCCGAGGTGGTTTCCATGTCTCAAACATTACGCCTCCTTTTCCAGTATGACAAGTTGACTTTGAAAAATATTTTTCCTCTGGTAGGCGATTCCGCGTAATGCCGGGGCTGATCCTCAAAAAACAAGTAGTGCCGGTTTGCAAACTGAGTACTGCCGGGGTAGGATTGAAGCATGAACCAGACCAAATATGCGGTAGGAGATCCTGTAAAGATCACTGCTGGTACCTATGCGGGTGCCGAAGGTGTCATTGCGGATCTACAGCCTGAGTGTGATGCGGTGCGGTTAGAGACTAAAGAAGGCACTGCGTACTCATTCCTAGAGTCCATGGTGCCGCTGCCGAAGCCTAGGCCACCACGGCGTAAGTGATGCAGACCACAACTGAATAACATGCGGTAAGGACTGGGGGCTTGCCGTACCGTAGCGTTACTCCCTTAGGAGTGGCGCTACTTTCTTTTACCCAGACAACAATGCGGTTATGCAGATGCCGTGCCGATAGTGTTATTGGAGAGGATACATGCTCTAGATATGAAGGTCTCAATGTTCCGAGTAGAGAAGGCAAACGGTACGGGGCCGTATGTCCAACAGGAAGATCACCCGATGCTTACACACATGTATGCCGTTCACGGTGATTCCGATCATCCTGAGCCGTGGGATGATCCACTGCTTGAAACAATTTATCCCGACGAAGTATGCGGCTTCCCTACACTCTGTGCCGTAGAGGAATGGTTTGCCGGATACGAAGACCCTCTTGCCGAGTGCGGCTACAGCATCGTAGCCTACACGGTACCAATACATTCAGTACGATACGGTAAGCAACAGTCAGTATTCCTTAAGAAGGATGCGGTACTTGTGCGGAGAATGCCGATGATAGGTCAGCCATGATAGAACGTCTCCTTGCCGCTCAGGATATGATACGGCTACTGCTAGGCAATGCGGATGCCAGAGAAGCAGATGCGGTTACCGCTCAGTTTGTAAAAGATGCGGTGCCGTGATAGACTGAACACCGTTCGATACACAATGATAAGAAGCCCTCCCGATTACCACTTGGGTCCTAGACCAGCGGGAGGGCTTTTGTGTGTCTTGACTTAGATGCGGTGCCGTGATAGAATGAGATGTATCAGGTAGGCGCTCTCCTTCCGAGCACCGAAGACCCTCTCGGCCAACAGTATGCCAGTACTGCGGGAGGGTCTTTCTTTTGCCCTTGACAATGCGGTTCCGTTACCATAGACTAAGTATATGAACAGAGTAATCATTACCGCCATGGGTGACGATTCGTCATATGCTATTCTGCTGCTCACGGAGGAAGAGACTGCCGTAGCTCAGAAGATCGTTGACGCTTTCGAGCCTGACGGAAACTACGCACCGACAATCAAAATCGAAGTGAAGGAGATAAAATGATTTATCGAGACAACGACCCCCACACGCTCCGACAGATGCGGTACCGCCTCATGGACCGCGTTCGTGATCTTCTCCGGGCTTTGCGGGACAAGTAATGGACACCCGGCAAGTGACCCTAGAGAAGACCGAGACCGATGCGGTTGCCGTGAGGTACGGTAAATGCATCCTAGGTGCCGTAGCTAAGCTGCCGTTCCAAGATCTCTGGGCTGCTTACCATGACGGACGTCTAGTTGCTACGGCCAAGACCGACTGGGCTGCGGCTTACGCACTTGCCACATGGTGCGGATACTGATAGTCTAAGGTTTACCAACTACTTAGGAGAGAACATGGAATACGAAAAGGCTTCAGACATTCTTCAGAAGATGCATGACCGTACAGTTGCTGACGCTGAGAATAAAGAACAGCGGTTAGCTCAACTCAACGCGGAGTATGCGGCTGGTGACACCAGTACCGATACGATTGCGGGTATAAAACTTTTTACCTCCCGAGGTGTCAAGCTCCGTGCCGAAGCCGAGGCCCTAAACGTAGCTATCGAAGCCCTGTGGCGGCTTGAACAGTTGGACAAGTAAAATGTTTGAACGACTTCAGCCGCGAATCCAACCTCAACCTCAACCTCAACCTCAACCTCAACAACCACAGGAGGAATCAATGCGGTACCGAGACGTACTGTTCATAATCTTCTCGATTGCCCTGACCGCGTTCCTTCTGGTCTGTGCCTTCCGAGGTGGTCACATGATCTTTGACAACCTCGAAGACGACCGTAAGTACAACCAGCGACAGCAGCAAGCCCAAGAATGGGTAGATCACTGCCGACAAATCAAAGACGCGGAAGTATTTTCCGCCTGTATTAAGGCGTACCGATGATCCCACTCCCAGACCTCGAACCGGAGACTCTTAAAACTTTTGAAGCTGCGGTAACGGAGTTGTTCCCGGACGCTACCTTCCGGCACGTCGAGCAGACCATCATGGGTCCGCCGTACCTCATCATCTGGATACCGGATGAAACGTCAGTCGTCCCGATAACGCTGTGCATCGATGCGGGACAGGGATTGCAGGGAGTTGACAAGGATGACCTTCGTGTCGTAGACTTGTAATACCAACCAACACAGGAGGAATCATGGCACAATCAGCGGAACACATTGCGGCGGACAAAGATCACAAGCCCGTATGGGAAGGTGACGAAATCTACGATTGCTCAGTATGTGGACTAGCCGTTATGTCAGACGGACGGAACCACGGATTTGATAGTGACTACGATGTACAGGAGAAGAAGTAATGGCTCGCCGTTCATACGAAACACTCGCCCGTGATCTTGCCAAGGAGAAAGGAATCTCCGTACAGGTAGAAGTAGACAACGGGCGTGACTTCTCCGTAGAGATCTGGGCGTTCAATGCACATCAAAACTTTGATGATGCTCACACCAACATCCCAAGCATGGAAGGCTACGGCCTGAAGTCACCGGCTGCGGTGTGGAGGCAGGTCTACGAAGACTTGCAGCAGTACGAAACATGCCCACTGGACTGTCGCTGCTACGAATAAAACTTTTAGAACGGGTCACCTTGACAGGTGGCTCGTTCTTTTTGTATGCTGGAGCCGTACTGATAAAAACTTACAAGGGGAGAGATTTGAAGACTGTTACTGTATACCGTGTCGAGCACAAGGAGAAAGGACACGGCCCGTACCTTGACAGGAATGGCATCTTCAGGGGCGTATCCGGACTGCACACAGCACATGAACGATCCCCTCAGCACCCCGGACCACGACAAGACGGGCTGGGTTGGGATGTTTACGGCAAGTCCTTTGCCTTCCCTGACCGCGAGCGCATGGACTGGTGGTTCAAAGATTTCAAGCACAAGCTCAACCGTGAAGGATTCGTCGTAAACATTTACGAGGTGGGTGAAGAACACACGACCGTAAGTGAAAGTGGCAAGCAAGTCATCTTCGAAAAAGATCAAGCCAAGCTGGTTGACACGCAAAGTGTCATAGGGTATAGTAAATATTACCAAACCAACTAGGAGGAAATCATGGCAAAGGTAATGACCAGCGTACAGAACATGTCAGATGCACTGGAGTTCGCAACCAACAGCATGGACGAACGACTGGGTGGCCGAGTGGACGCTGTTGGACACATCGGTAAGTTGCTGACCGGAGTGTACGACGCTGACCAACTGGACGGCATCCAGAACGAAATCTTCGCAGAAGCTTCGAAAGACTACCGTGAAGGTTACGAAGAAATGTGGAACACCATCTACACCAAAGCCGTAGGATTCTAGGAGGAATCATGGAAAAGTCAGAGCCGTTCACCATCACAACGATCATCACTTTCGATGACCAGAACGAACCACAGGCGGTGACCGTTGAAAACTTTGGTGGAATGCCACGATCAGCCGTAAGGGCAATCTGTGAGGAAGCACTTGACCGACACTTTGGGCGCGGAGCGATTGAATACAGCGTCAACACCTCATCGGTTGAGGCATTCGAACAGGCAGATGACTTCGTAGTATTTGAAGTTCGTAAGCTGGTCTAAAAACTTTGAAGGTCCGGACTTGCATCCGGACCTTTACTGTTATAGACTATTGTTATCAGCCAAACAGGAGGAATCATGGCAACGGTAAAAATCGGAGACATCAGCCGTAACGGTCTGTACCAGATCACAGACACCAATTGGGACAGCAATGGCACCATGAAGGTTACTGTTCGCGAACTCATCGGAGAGCGGGAGATTCCAAAAGACCGCCTTGAAGCAATGCGAAGGTTTGCCCGTCGCGCACTTCCGGAGTACCGTAAAGGTCAGACTCGCGGTGCCCGTACCATTCGAACATGGTATGCAGATGGATGCAGCCGCGCAACATTCGCAGTCACCCGTAACGAACGGTAGTTGACAACGGGATGAAAGTCCCATAGACTAAGTACATACCAACCGGAACAAGTCCTAGGAGGACAAAATGAGCAAGTACACTCACGAAGAGAACCGCATGTCACTTCAAGCGATCACCCTCCAAGCTTTCGAAGCAGGATTGCTGAAAGAGAACCAGCGTCTCTACTACGACAAGGGCAACGGTAACTACGCTGTACCTACTCGGATCAAGGTCGAAGAGTTCAACGAAGAGACTCAGAAGTGGGAATACATCAGCCACCCTGCATGGGTTCCTGAGTTCACCTACAAGGACGGACCAACCGCAGTAGGTAAGGTGCTCACTGGAGTAGCCAACGTCCTCTGGGCCGTCATCATGAACAAGCGCCAAGCAGAACTGGACGAACTCCGGAAGTAAAAATTTTATGTCGCTCCGCTTGACACCAACAAGCGGGGCGGCATAAGATGGTTACACCAACGAAGTCCACAGGAGGACAGCATGAAACTTTTCACAGTCACGATGAGCGTCAACAACAATCTTCTTTCTGTACCCATTAATCAGGTTCAGGGATTTGGAGAACACTCCCCCACCCAAGGCTTCATCTTTATGGGGACAAAGACGGTGACCACAAAGGAGAGCTATTCGACTCTCGTAGAAATGTGGAACGACTTGACAGGTGAGTCCGAGTAGCTTAGACTATAGTTACCAACGAAGTCCTAGGAGGACACAATGCGCATCACGCACAAAACCCTGAAAGCACTTCTCGAAGACCTGAAAGCTGTCGAGAACCGCGAAGGTGACTACCTCGCAGCACTTGACTCAGCGGTAAGCACTGTTGAGGAATGGGTCGAAGTATCCGCACCTGATCCATCCGAGGGGACACGCTACTACTCGGACGACTTCTTGGACTACGAAGAGTCGAAGCCCTACGGTGATGACACAGCCCGAATCATCGACATTCACGCTGGTGTCATTGCCTACTCACACAAGGGCAACGCGGCAGACATCTGCCAAGCTCTGGAAGTCAATCCGCTCTCACAGTACAAAGACGAACGGTAAAACTTTTAGGTAGTGGGTTTGCAATCGTAGGCCCACTACCTTAGACTAGAACTACCAACCACACAGGAGGACAAAATGTCTGTAGCACTTGAAACCGCAGTATCCATCGACGCAATTGAAGAAGCTCTCGTTGAAGCGGGAATGTATCCTGAGTACGTCGGAGAAGACGACGGCACGACGTTCACCATCACCTACGGTGACAAGGAGATTCAGATTTTCAACGCAGTCAGCGGTGACTCGTTTGTAGCCGAAAATCTTTCATCGGCCAGCTACTACTTTGGGATCATCGGCAAGGACGTTACACGGGCTTTTGAGGACGTGGAGACTCTGGAAGAGTTCATGGCCGCAGTTCGGGACTGCATGGAAGCGAACTTCATGCCACGCTAAAAGAATTTAAACTATCGGCCCTTGTCAGTTGACAGGGGCCATTAGTTTGTCATAGACTATAGTTACCAACACAGCAACAGTCCTAGGAGGACAAAATGAGCGGGTTCACAATGGCAGACTTCAACATCACCGTAGATGAAGAGACCGGCCACCGGGTTGCCAAGTTCGCAGTAGACTCCAACATGCTGCCCGTAGAACAGCCGGACATGTACAGCACCTACAACGGTGACTACTTCACTGAGCGCTACCTCGAAAATATGGAAGAGGACGGACAGCCGGGAGACTATGACGCCTACGACTGGAAGTACGATTCCTCCGCAGTGTGCAGGAAACTCAGTGAGGTGGGAGCACAGGATGTCGTTAATCAGCTTTCGTCGGAGGGAATCATCCGTAGTGTTGAGGTGGAAAGCACATGGTCACCTCGTGAATATAACTTTGCAACGGACAGCTACAAAGCAGTCTGGGAGTTCGATCTTGATCTTCTGGAAGCATGGGCAAAAGAAAATAGGTTCAACGACTCCGAGTACGTCAAGAAATATCACAGCAGCTACGACGGATTCATGTCCTATGTAGAAGATTGGATGGAAGATGAGCGGTATGTTGAGGGGTCAACACTTTGGCTCACACTGGCCGCTTACCTCCGGATGAACCTTGATCTGGTACAGCAAGAGGAATCTATGCGAGAGGTCGAGTATGAAGCATGGGATGAGACCACCACGATCACACTGAAAACAGAAGACTAAAAACTTTTAGAGCGGTCCTTGACAGGGCCGCTCTAACTGTTTTAGACTGTAGTTACCAACAAAGCCTAGGAGGGCAATCATGGAAAAGGAACTTACACTCGAACAGGCTCAAGAGTTTGTAAAGACTCGCGACGGCTACGGTTCCACTCGACTTTATGGAATCATTGCGGACGGTGATTTCGCTGGACAGACTGTGGCAATCAAGTCCACCTATCACCTCGAACGGTACACCTACTCTCGTATCTACACAAAGTCCACAACCATTACCGATATCGTCGGTAAGGCATAGTCACAAAAGTTTTTCTCTACCGGACTTGCATAGAGTAAGTAAGTCCGGTAGAGTAGGTACTACCAACAAGGAAACGTCCTAGGAGGACAAAATGATTATCACCGGAATCACAGTTCAGGAACTCATCGACGTAGTAGCAAAGCTCAACGCCGAAAGCTACAACGGCAACATCGTGATTGAGCGGGTAGAAGCACTATCCGCAACGGGTACGCGTATCTCAGCAAAGCTGGGAACGAATGACAGCCGTGCTCACGGGTCACGCAGGTCAGCATCAGGCCGTCACGGCAAGTACCTTTGCTGGCACGGTTTCCGCGACGTTTACCGCGCTTGCTTTGCGGTCAACCCTGCTGCACGTATCAAGTCCGGTCAGGTCGTCTACCGTGGCGCACAGCACTTCGAGGACACCTACGAGACGACGGCGTACCAGAACATCGGGTCGATGGTTTCACCAACTTACATGCCCGAATGCTGCGTAGGAACCTGCAACGGCGACTTCGAATAAAAACTTTTCGTGGAGGGGTTGACGAAAGTCCCCCTCCACGATAGACTTTCATTAACAGCACAAACAACCAACAAAGGAGAAACACAATGCTGAAGCTCATTGAAAACGGCTGGAAGCTCGAACCCATCAACGGCAACTCCGGCGTGTACGTCGCAAGCCGTGGAGATTCCAACATCGTCTACGTCACCAACATTTGGGGCGAACTGGAACGGCGCTCGCAGAACTTCAAGAATCGCTTCGACGCACGGAATGAAGCGAAAGACATCGCCCGAGAGTTCGCAACACTCTAACCACTTCAAAAGTTTTACGTCTGGGAGGACACCATGGCTACACCGAAAGTCATCACCGCACTGATCGAAGACCGAGACAACTGGAAGGTAGGGGAAACTCCCTTCAAGGTCGAACTGAAAGGTCAAGCCGTTCCGGAAATCAAAGCCAAGCGGGTACAGAACTTGGCTACAGGAGCATTGTCGGTACAGATCATTGCACCCGTCACGTTCGCACTCTCGACACTGGACAAGATTGCCCAGAACATCCTGACAGGCGCGAAGGTGCGAGAGTACCGAAAGGGTTCGGTCATCGTTCGGGAGTACAGCCGATGAGCTACATTGTAGTCAGGGCCGCAGAGAACGAGCGGACACGCCAGACCCTCGAACGGTACTTGTACGAAGGTCAGAAGATCGTAGGTGAGCCGGTAAGGTCCGAATTTGATTCACAATACTTTATCGTGGACACCGGAACGAACGATACCTACCGCAGCCAGTACATCACGGATCGCCTGAACTCAGGGCCGTTCGGTGCGAAGCTGTTCACCAGTCTTCCAGAAGCTGAACTCTACATTCAGCGGGAACTCCGATAACTTCAAAAAACTTTTAGCCTAGGGTTGCGCGGTTGCGTTACCCTAGGCTATAGTTGTTTCAAGAGCAGGAACCGAAACGAAGAAAGGTAAGGCCATGAAAACGACTTGCAGCACAGAAGGACACTACTTCTACCGGACACTGAACACAGTAGCCCACAAGTGCACTTACTGCGCTGCACGTCGCTGGCCGTGGACACGCGAAAGCGTAGCTTCACTTCGAGCGGTAGCCGTTCTTCGACTGGCCTCAAAGAATCCAGCTTTTGCAGCAAAGTTGCTCAAAGCAAATTGATAGTGTAAACTGAGAGAGTAATATCCAGTCTAGTGAAAGGAACCGCCATGCTGAAAGCATTAGGAGTGGCCGCAGTAATTGCGCTCGCAGGAACCACGGCTGCACCAGCCCAAGCTGCTGTGGCACCCGTGACACTGGCACCAGTCGCCGTAGCATCTACCGTAGCTGTTGAAGCTGCACCGGACGCTGTAGTGACGTTTGAAAGTCCCGAGGTAGAAACTGTCGCTGCACCAGAAGAAGTAACCCCAGTGGTTGCTGAACCTGTTGTAACCGAACCAGTTACAGAGCCTACAACGGAACCGACACCGGAGCCGGTAACGATCTTGCCAACTCCAGTAGCACCTGTTGAAAATATTTCAACGCCAACAGTTGGGGGAACTGTGACAGAAGAAGCAACACCCGAGGTAGTTGAGGAACCGGCAACGGTGCCCGAAACTCCCGCCGAACCACCAGTAATCGAGGAACCTGTGGTAACACCCGAAGACACAACCGCAATTGAAATGTTTGAAGGAACGAGCGAAGACTTCAAGCCCGAAGGCGGAACGTACATCGGAACCTACAAGGGTCCAAAAGATATCTGGACAGGTGAAGGCAAGGTTGCTGTAAAGGGCACCATGACGACCACAGTTGACGGTAATCCCAACAACATGGCCGAAAGTAACATCCTTTACTTCTGGCACGTCTACACCATCTAAAAGTCATAGTCTAGGACTTGCCTATTGGGGGAGTCCTAGGCTATGCTTGCTCTACAGGCAAGAACAGAACAACCTAGGAGTTAGCATGTCTTTCATTATCGAATACTCGTCCATCGAAGACGACGCAGAAGACGGCGGCATGGGTGAGAAGCTGGTCAAGCTGACCGAACCGCGTGTGTACGGGTACACGAAGGAGGAACGTGACGCAGTGAAGGCCGGTAAAGCTGGCAAGGGCACACACTTCAAGCTGTACGACGACGACGGCAACTGCTACTACACTGGCAAATACTTTGGTGACGCTGATTCGGAAGAAGCTTTCGAGCCGCTGGAATGGGGTTACGGGGAAGGGTGCACGCACATCAAGTACCGTCAGAAAGACGGAACCTACGAAGTTCTGTAGGGGAAAAGATTTTTAGGGGCTGGCCTTGACGGGCTGGCCCCTTTGTCTTAGACTAGAGTTATCACCGACCCAAGGAGTGAAAGTGAAGGTAGAAATGGTACGGCCCAGAGCAATCAAGGTAGGCGCAACGATCAAGGTTCGCCCGGAGTGCTTCAACCTCACGGGACTGCCAGAATCGGCGCGTGGAGAGTTGAGGGTGGACGAGTACGGTTCCAACTGGAACGGACGCTACACCTTGGAAGTGTCGAACCGAGAAGGTGACTGCTTCAACGTCATGGAGTCCGAGGTAATCGAGATTCGCCCGTAGTAAAAATTTTAGCGGGGTCAGTTGAGAGACTGGCCCCGCCTTATCATTAGGAGTAGAAGTGAAGACTGCACAGGAACGTAGTGAAATGTTTGATCGGGCACTGGAGCTTACGGCCGTTGACCGGGCCGAGTTGTCGGTTAGAAAATTTTTCAAGGGGGCTTATGCACCTCCAGTCGTGGTGCTGGTAAGTTTTGGAGCACTGGGTGCAGTTCAAGGATTCATCCAGCGTACATTCTAGGGGGCCGAGGTGGCTGTAACTAAACAAGGCATCAAACGGCGCGTAGCGGCCCTGATGGTCGACTTTGGGGTAAAGGGCTACACTGTCCGTGTTGGGCGCTCAAAAGGCGGATCATGGGCGCATTGTGACTATGTGAAGCGGGAGATAGTCATGAGTTCCAGTCTTTTGAGTTGCGACTGGGTATTTATCAACCAGATTGCCATCCACGAAGTAGCCCATGCTTTCGTAGGCCCGAAAGTCACGGCTCACGGTAGGGACTGGCTAAAGACTGCCCGATCAATGGGGTACAGGTTGGGCGTAAAGGTGCCTAGGGGCGAACCGATCAAGGGGGAGCATAAATGGGTAGCCGTGTGTGAGACAGGGCTTCACAGCGCTATCAGATTCGAAAAGAAAGCAGAAGACGGCGTGTTGCTATGTCGTCCGTGCTGGGATAGTGGGTCAGGAGAAGTCAGGGTGTTCTGGGACAGGCTCTAAGGGGCCTAGGAGCGCCTATAACGGCGAGCGCTAGTGATTGAGCCTTGAAAGAATTTAAGGCCGTTAGAAACGAAAATAGCCCCCACCTGATGGTGAGGGCTATTTGCTTTGGTCTAGAGTTCATCCTGCTGAAATGTCCAGTATCCTAGTGACTTACCTGAATCGTCACGATTCTTGATCTTGGTCCATCCCCTGTCGTCAAGCTGGTCTACTGAATCTTGACCGCCGAGACGAAGCACCCGTTCGTATGCTTCATTGTTCTGCATGTCGGCCATGCGGCGCTTAGCGAGTTCCGCGTATTCACCGTTGATTGCCGGAGTGTAGAAGAGCTTCATTTCAGTTCCTTTGTTCGTTGTTCCTGCTGATAAAACAAGACTACGGCCTAACTCTCGTGGAGTCAAGCCGTAGTCTAAGAAAGTTTTTGATTAGTTGGTGGAGAGGATCTGGATTACGAGAGTGTCTGAGGTGAGGCCGGTCTTGAAGCCACGGACGAAGTTGGTGTTAGCTGCGGCGACCATTGCAGCACCGTCGTAAGCGAGAGACAGGAACTTGAGGTATTCGTTGGTCTCGGTAACGTCATCGAGGTCTACAACGAAGATATCGTTAGCCTTGAGTTCGCCAACAGTGGTGAAGTGGACCTGAGCGGAGTTTGCAGACATTTTCGGTTCCTTTAGTTGTTTCTTGCTGATGTAGATAGTCTATGGGGTGTTTGGGCAAAAGTAAAGCCCTACCGGAGTAGGGCTTCAAAGTTTTTACAGGGTTTCAAAATCTTCCGAGTCAAGCTCGAACGGGTGAGTTCCGCCATTCACTGTGTAGTCCGACTGTCCGGACCTATCCGTCTGGCTGTAGCGCTCGCAGTCTCCAACTTCAAGGATAAGGGGGTAGGTTCCGTATGTGTCTACGTGAGATTCGATTGTTTCATAGGCCGTGACGTCATAGCCTGCAACAGTGACGACAGAACCAGACTTGACGACATCAATGTACCCGTTTTCATCTTCAACTTCAAGGTCAATCATGAGCTTGATCTGTGAGCCAATGGCTGGGATGTTCAGGGATTCCATGTTTTCATTCCTTTGTTCGTTGCTGATGTATCTAGTCTAAGGTCTTTGTTGGCGGGTGTCAAGCTGGGATGAAAAGTTTTTGAGCAAAAGAAAAGGCCCCGTAGGGCCTATCCTTAGTTGTTCGGGAATCGGGAGTCAAATTCTTCATCTGGAAGAATGGTCCACACGGGTTCAGCTTCCCGGCACTCTGTGCAGTAGGTTGTGGGGCCGTCGTCTGCACCGTAGCTGAAAACGTCGTGTTCGCCAGTTTCCGTGCAGATGGAGCCGGTACGGTCCTTAGTTGCGAAGTGTGCCATTTTCTTTCCTTTGTTTGTTCCTGCTGTTGATACAAGTCTAGGGCATAGCCGCGTGGATTGCAACCATGCCCTAGAAAAGTTTTTTGATTAGTCGTTTTCAGTCTGGCACTGCGGGTAGCTCCACATGTTCCATTCGGAGCCGTGATCGTGTGCGAAATACTCTGCGGAGCACTCATCGATGATCCCAGTGGCGTGTGCTACCTCATGGAGCAGGATGTGAGCGCCCTCAGGGGTGTTGTAGACCTGCGGTGAGACAATCACAGCAGTGTATCCCTCAACAGTAAGGAACGTGCAGCCACCGCCCGTACCAGTGGGGCTGATCTTAGAGCCACAGTTCTGATCCTCAGTGAAGAACAGGCGAGTGTTGGCAGGGAGTGACAGGCCAGCCTTGTCAAGGACACCCTGTTCCCAGCTAACTACCTGAGTGACAGGTGAAGGAGCAGGAGTCTCAACCTCAGCAACCTGAGAGGGGAAGAGGCCAGCAAAGATAGAGACGATGAGGGCGAAGATTGAGGCGTACATTGTGTGTCCTTTGTTCGTTGGTATGTAGATAGTCTATGACACATAGAGGTATGAGTCAACTCATGACAAAGAAATCTTTTGAGAAAAGTTTTCATGACTCATTGAGTGAAATGTCTTGACAATATGAATCAAAAAGAATATTCGCGTGTGTATGCACGTGGATGCATAGGTAAAAAGTTTTAAAATATTTTATTTGAGCATTTGACTTGATTGGGTGGATTGTGGTAGGCTAAGGGTATGCGGAGGCTTTCTCGAAACTTTTAGGGGTGCCACCTCAGACTGAGCACTAGGTCGCTCACCGAAATAGCTAAAAAATACTTAACATACCGATTTGCACCTTTAAGTAAACCATGCTAAACTATCAAAAACCACCAACCTAAGGAGAACCAATGTCTTTCGCTTCAGACCTTCACGCCCAATACGTCACCCTCATGGAGCAATACGAACTCAAAGTCGAACGCCTTGTAGACAGGTGGATCGAGATTCAGGTCCAGATGGGTAAGCTGAACTCCGAAGCCATCCATCAATTCTTCATTCCGTATGAGTTTAGCCACGATGACACCAAGCTTGGATTCAGGACTCTTGACCCTGAACAGGACTATTACGGAGCAAAAATCATCTACATCCCAACTGCATACTTCGAAGACCAAACCCCTTACGAAGAAGCCCTGAAGAACCACCTAGATCAGGTCGAGAAGAACAAGCAGTCCGCCAAGCGCCGCATGACACAGCAGCAAGTCGATTCCCTTGAACGCCAACTCGCCCAAGCCAAGGCCCAACTTGCGGGAATCCCAAAGAACGGATAGACTCTCCCCATGAATACACGAGTCTCCCGCCAAATCCAGCAAATGGCTTCAGCCCTGAACTGCACCTACAAGGTTGCCCAACTCTTCCGGCACCTCCACGTCAAGGCAAAGAAACTTCAAACACAGATAGACAAGCAAGCAGAGCAGATCAATTTCCTCACCGATCTTCTCCGAAACAACGAAGTACACGAGTCCACCTGTTCGATCCCACGAGCAATCGCGCATAACCGTCTGGGTATGTCCTACATGATCCCTCAGCCCTGTGACTGCTGGCTCTCGGTTGACATCTCAGACACCACCCTGTAGACTGTCCGTATGGAATCCCAAGACTCTGCGCTCTTCAGCGCCCTCAATCAAGAACTGCACTTCCTTCGGCGTATCATCTTCGCCAACCGCCTTCATGAGCCGGATTGCACTGCCTTCTCCCCACCTGAGAACTCAGGATTTCCTTTTGCATCCTTTGGTCGTTCATACTGTGACTGCTGGATTTCCCGCAACAACCCGGAACCAGACCCGACCAAGGGCTACGCGATCTACGAGAAGGCCACGGAAAGCCTCGAAAACATCCTTTTCCGGTCCCGAGCCGCCGCAGTTGACTATCTCACGGAAGAATATGGCTTCTCGCGGGACTCAAAGTCCGATAGGTACTGGGAAAATACGTATCTCGTTATCGAAGCCAAGGCAAAAGAGGTAGAACCACCTCCCACGTCCTTCAAAATCATGCCCAAGCGATACGGAGCGCCCTCATGGACCGGAGAAACCATCCATCCGACTCGTGAAGCAGCCATTGAAGAGCTAACAAAAGACAAAAACCTCCACTCCACCCACGAAATGGCCGATAAGTACTGGGGCCACACGTGGAACATCGTAGAAAACAAGGAGAATTAATGAAAATCAAGATCAAAGACCTTGAAACCTTCGCAACAGACCTCGAAGAGATGTATGGTACCATGGAACGCCTCTCAAATAAGGGTATCCCATCGGAACATTCCGTTTATCAAGACCTTCTGGAGGCCACAATCCAGATGAACATCGAACTCATCCCCGACGAACCGGAAATCCCACAATCCAAGACCCACATTGGATGGATTATCTGGTACAACCCCGGATCAAGGCAGTCTTTTGAGTTTGACGAGCTATACAGCAGTAAAGAGTCAGCCCAACTCGATATTGATCAGGTCAATAAGGCGTATCCACAAGAGGCCGACGACAACAAGTACTCAATCAAGGAAGTTTTCATCTAAATGGCACTCATCCCACCTTCAGAAACCCCGATTTATGACGAACTTGCCACAAAATACAACGCCAAGGCGCTCTATGAGCAGGTTTTCGTAGCAACCGACGAAGATCTCCCTCCGATTGAGCCTCTGGGAGTCAACATTGGCACGAACTGATCCCATTATGCTTACTCCCGTCCAACGATATCTCTCTGCCCTTGCCCGTATGGCCGAATTGGCCGAAAATGACCAAGAACTTCCCGCAGCAGAGACCGTCATCCACCTGAACTCGATGCTGACCGCCTGTGCTGAGCTTATCCGGGAAAATGACCTTCTCAGCGCCCAACTGCGTTCCGCAGACACCTACATCGCAGAACTTGAGATCGATAACGCCGTAAAGGACATCGAAATCTTCAATTTTGACAGCACAAAGGGCCAAAATGAGTAAAAATTACGAAGAAAAGGAAAAGAATGACTAACCTCACCCCTCAGCAAATCCTCGCCATCCCCATGCAGGACAACGACGCCAAGGCCAAGACCATCTACCAGTACCTCCAAGCTATTTCGCGTAGGGTCTGGATCGAGAGTGAAGGATTCTCTGGTAAGCGTCCGTTCGGCAACTCCGGATGGGAGCATGATCTTTACATTGCTCTCGCCAAGGCTGGGGCCATTCAGTCTGAATACGATGAGGAAATAGAAGAGTTTACCGACTACGATACCTCAACCGCTGACATCCTCATTAATCAGGCTCTCGACTTCCTAGAAAACGCAGACCCTCTCTCCATCCAGCTTCCTCCGGAGCCTACAGAGTACTGGGTTGCCCGACTAATTGTGGAGTCAGGACACGAAGATTACGGTCCTGCTCTCTGGGGGCCGTTCACGGAAAAAGAAGCCAAAGTACGACTAATTGAGAAGCAAAGGCTCCTATCAAAAATGACCTATAAGGTTCTCCACATTCCCACTTAATTCTCAAACAACCATTCCACATCTGATATACTAAATAAACCACGAAAAGACGCTCCCACCAAGGGGCGTCTTTTCTTTTTGTAGATTAGATTAGGAGGGCATCTAGTGGACAAGTTTTTAGAGCTTCTAGGAACCGCTGGAATCCCGAGTGGCTTTGTAGGAGTCTGTCTAACTCTACTGTTCTACGTACGTAGGCAGGAAGCCGGGGTTAGGACAGATATCAACGGCTCGCTCCAACGTCTGACTGCTGAGAAACTTGATCTGAATGATGAAATCGATGCTCTGAAGGATGAACTCCAAAAGAAAGAGTCCGAGATCGACCTTCTACGTAAAGAACGTAGGGAAGCTGAAGATCGTGAAGACGAATTTAGGCGTCGTGCCAAGGCGCTTGAGGCAAAGGTTGCCTCACTTGAGGCTAAACTAGGAGACAGTGATGAATGAGGACACACATAGCGAGTCCGCCCTTGAATTAAGGGTACGTCAGCTTAAGAAATATATGACTCTAGGAATCATCGGTCTGCTGGTTTTGGGGATTTTGCAGATTTTCTATACGGCTTCCGTAAAGCAGAATGAAACAAACGCCCTTACCAATTCACAGGTCCAAGCTCAAACGACGAAGGATTCTACGATTTGTCAGACTTTCCCGGACGATGACCTGTGTACATTGGCTGAAGAGGTTTTGGCGGACCCCAAGCAGACAATTACACCAAAGGATGGTTCCAACGGTACAAACGGAACCAACGGAAAGAACGGTTCCGATGGTCGCGGTGTAACGAAGTTCGATATTGTCAATGGCAACCTTGTTGTCCAGTACACGGACGGCGTTGAGCAGACCATTGGAAAGGTTGTCGGCAGGGACGGTGTTGCGGGAGCAACTGGCGCTACGGGTGCCAAGGGAGAGACTGGGGTCAGCGGTAAAGATGGCCGTGGAATCCTCTCTACTGGACTGGAATCAGGGTCTTTGATCGTGAGGTACAGTGACGGCACGACAGAGAACCTAGGATACGTTGTCGGACCTGCTGGAGCCAATGGTGCGGACGGAGCACCGGGTAAGGATGGTGTCGGAACAACCGGGGCCACCGGGGCAACTGGTCCCCAAGGAGAGCAAGGCCCACAGGGTGTTGCTGGTCCTCCGGGGACAAACGGAATTTCCATCACGGATGTTCAGGTGGACAATACCGGGACAGTTGTTGTTTATTACTCCAACAATACCAGTGCAGTTGCCGGTAAGGTAATTGTCAGTTCCATTACATCCATGGTCTGTGATCCAAATACCGATATCCTGACTATTACCATTTCCGATGGCACAGCATTTACGACGACCGTCGATTGTAGTCCAGATATTTTGCCAGCAGCACCAAACCCATCAACACTAATGAAGTAAGGAATCTCATGGAAATTATTACAGTAGGAACGATCCTGTTCACACTGCTTCTTCCATTCATCAACGCATGGATCAACAAGGTCACGTGGTCTCCGAAAACAAAGTCACTTGTGGCTCTCGGAACCTCCATTGTGATTGCTGTGGTCTATGTCCTTCTCACTGGCGGTATCGCGAACCTTGATCAACTGTGGCTGGCCATCCCCGCCATTTATGGTGCATCCCAAGCGGTCTTCCAATTCCTTGTGAAGAACATTGCCACGAAGTTTGAGGCCATCACCACGAAGGACGCAGCAGTTATCGCACCGGCAGACACAGCAGGTACGGTAACAGTCACTACGGATGAGACGATCAAGGCCGAGACGGACACCACCCCTGTTCCGACTCCGGTCCAAATCACCACCCCCGAGACAGTCGAGATCACCAAAGACCCCGACGTAAAGGGCTAACACCTACCAACCAGAAGGCACCCCCACAAAGGGTGCCTTTTGCGTTTCCACTCGAAAAGTGTTAGAATATTTTCATGTTCACTTACACACTTCAAACCCCTGACCACGGATATGATTTTATCCCTGACCCTCTTGACGCCAACGTCGTCCGTGTCAAGTCCGAGTTCAAGGACTCCATCGAAGAGTTCATCAACACGCTTGAGCTTGCCGGTTTCTCACAGTCCGAGAGGGACAAGGATGGCTGGACCGATCCCAGCGATCTCACACGTCTCCAGAATCTTACCATCGAAGAGGCCGACAACGACTACGACCACTACTACTTCATCGACATCCAGAAGGCAGACCTCGCGCTCTTCCTCCAGTTCGAAGTCCTCAACTACATGGGAGCATCCTTTGGTAACTAAGAACACTACAGTACAGGGAGTCAACGTCTCGGAGAAGTCCGAACTTACCCTCTACTCCCTGATTGCTATCTGCGTTGCCCTGATTCTTGGTGTCGTTGGCCTCCTTCCCGGATTGGCGGCTGTAGGCTCTCTCGGTATCATCTTCGCCCTCGCAGCAGTCCTGCTGGGTGTCCTCTCCCTGAGGGAGATTCTGTAGTGCCAAAGAACTACATTGACCTCCGCATTGTCCTCTCCTACGGAGAGCCTGAAGTAACCTACGCCGACGAGACGGAAGTAGAAAGCTACCGGTTTCTTGAAGGAGCTAAGATCAAGGTCTCCCGCACCAAGGGTCTCACCCCTCTTGAAGTAGAGTGTGTGGCAGAAGTCTTTGGACAGTCAGACAAGTACCAGATCATGCTTGTCAATGACTCGATCCAAGCCATTTCTGATGAAGCCGAACGTCAGGCCAACAAGGAAGCCGAGGACATCCGTCTCGGATATCGCTACCCAATCCAGCACCCTAGGGATTGACATTCTCGCGTTCCTCCTGTAGTCTAATATCACCAAACACCGACTATAGGAGGAATCATGGCTACAAACTGGTGAAACTTTCACCGAGCTTATTGAAGAAGGTCTCCGTGAAGAGGTCAAGCACTGGGCAAAACAGATGGACCTTGGAGAGAAGATTGCCACCCGTAAGGCGGATGACTGGGATGAGTCCGGAGGAACAACCTACCACTACTACCACAATGGCCGTGTGAAGGTGAACCAGTACACCACCCGCCAGCGTATGGGCAACAGTCCTATGCCCGAATTCCTCTCAAAGAAAAAGAAGAAATGACACAAAAAGAAGAAGCAGTATCAGCAGCCCGAAGATACGCCAACAAGTCTGGAAAGTACGCCATGTACATGGCCCCCTATGGTCCGTTGGATGGCGACATTATTAGCATGGTGGCCTACACTTCCACGCCTCAAATTTCGCTGGACCGTAGCATCCTTGTCTGCGCACGGACATGCAAGAAGGGTTACCTGTCCTCCAAGGGACGGATCAATGAAGCCAAGTATTACCGGGATTCCCGCATCGTCAATCGACAACGGGTACCCGGAACTCACCACATTGAACTTGTAACCGTCAAACTCATAAAGAGCCGATAATGCCAAGATCAAAACCACCACGTAAGGGAATTGCATCCTCTGATGACGCTAAACTGTGTGGTCCTTTGGCAAACGTCAATAGGGTGAAGGTCATCCAGACCGTATACACGGATAAGATCAAGTTCGTCGCTTTTCCTGTTGAGTGGGCGGCTATTTCTGAGGTAGTATCAGTATCCCTTAGGTCTCAAGGCATAAAGAAGGGTACCAGCGACATATGGTGGAAGGAATACAACAAGTGGAAAGCCACCCTTGATTCCTACAAGCCTATAGGTGTTGATACCTTTGAGGCCATCGTCTACGTAAGAAGGAAGTAATCAAGTGTACAAACAACACCACAAAGACCTGAGTGTTACTATTGAGCATAAAGTCGAGTTTCTGGAGCCACTGTCGGATAACTTCCGAATCCAGTATACCTATGAACTGTTCGGTGAGGGTAAGACGCTAACCAGCGATACTCTTCTCTCCCTAGCCGTTGATGACTCTGTGGCATATATTCTGAACCGAAAAAGAGGTGTTACGCGTCCTGAGGCACGAAGAGCCTTTGACAATGGACCTAAAGTCTGGGATGCTAGACTTCTTGAACATAAGCTAGTTGGCCCGGACACTTATCGGGCAATCATTCGTGTCAAGAAGAAAGGATAAACTAAAATCACATTCAAAATCATTGAGGGCGATCTCTTCGATCCCTCACACAACTTCAGCGCTCTCGCACAGGGAGTCAACTGCCAAGGCGTTATGGGTGCCGGTATTGCACCTCACTTCAAATCCCGATGGCCTAAGATGTTCGAAGAGTACAGCGATATCTGTCTCCGTTACGGAGCCGCCATGGCTGGCCTCATGTCAAAGCACTGGACTCCCAATAGGTCACTTGTAACCTCGTGGGATTATGAGACGGAAACGGTGTTCGACCCTCTGTGGTATGGTGGAGTAATTTACAATCTCTATACCCAGAACATGCCCGGACCAGACGCCACATACCGCCAGCTTCAGTCCTGCATGATTCAGATGGTCCTTGACGCTGATGACGAAGGGCTTGATTCCATTGGTGTCCCGCTTATCGGTGGAGGTCTCGGTGGCCTTGAGCCTCACAACGTCCGGACCATAATGGCATCCGTTTCCCGCACTTCTGAGGTTGAAGTCGTCCTTGTGGAGCGTCCCAATGAGTAACGGATTCAAGATTACCAACACAGCCGGTGAAACCTACCATGTTGACGCATATACAGTTAAATTTGACAACCCAAACTATGTCAGATTTTATGACTACAATGGACGTTTCCTACAGGCGTTCCTTGCTCAAAGTGTCCTGATTGTGGAGAACCTTAAAGATTGACATCTTCACGGAAGGGCTATACACTTCTAATAACAAACCGTACAGCCCTTCCGTGAAAGGATACCAATGGAACTTCTTATCATCCTCGCCATTCTCGCCCCAATCATCTTGGGAACCTCTGTAAAAGTATGGAGCAACTTCACGGATGGTAAGTACCAGATCGATAAGACCAAGAATCCTACGCTTTATCGCCTTCAGCGCCTCAACCAGTACATGTCCAATGAACAGCACAAGCTGTGGACTCAGGAACAGGAACGGAAGCAGCGTCTCCAACTATCTCAGTTGGAGACAGTCACCAATATCCAGATTGCAAAGTCTCTTCATGGGAAGCACATAGAGCATGAGAACTCCATCGATGACTGGGACCGTGACTTCGCAGCCATAGATGCCGAGAAACGTAAGGCAGAGGAACTGGCAAAACAACAGGAGAAGCAGCGTATTGAGGCTGAGCGCCGAGAGAAGGAGCGCCAAGCCACCGAAGAACGGAACAGGATCGCCTACGAGAAGGCAAAGGCCGAACAGGTAGCACGTCAGTTGGAACTTGCCCAATGGACTGCTACTGAGGTTGCCCGTCAGAGGGCAAAGAAAAATTACACTCAGGATGGGGACGACGAGTACATTCTGTGTGAACCTAGCCCTCGCCGTCGTGCCATCGATGAGTCCTCCTACGGAACCCGTAAGATCAACGTTCACCTTGTGAATGTTCGAGACTTCCCCTCCAAGGGGGCAAAGCAGACCGGTCGCCTTGAGATCGGTGATATCGTTCAGGTCACTCACTGGGCCACCGGAGACACCCTGTATGGGAACAACATCTGGTTCAAGGTAGAAGACCAGCACAGGGAATACCTTGGCTGGATTTGGTCCGGTGCCGTGGATAAGCAGTCCACGTCAGGCATCAAGCAGGATCACCCAACCAAGAAGTCCCTCAAGAAAGCGGCAGCAAACCCGGAAGAGTTTGCAGAGTACATGAAGAACGAAATGCTTTTCTAAGACAGGTATGGTAAACTGGTGATAACCTAATAGGAGAAACAATGAAGGAAAAAGTAGTCAAGGCTTACAGGGCCGCATGGAGGTGGCCTGAAGTCTATAGTGAGTCACCGGCAGTGATCTGGTCCTCCCGAGCCATTGCCTTCCTCCTGCCTGTCGTTTTGCTGTCTTTGACCTTCATTACCGGACTCCCCATCTTTGGATTCTCCGCAGCAGTGCTGGTTACATTGGTCATTGGATTAGCTCTTTTCTGGATCACTGTTGAGTCATTCTATAAAGAGTTTGATACTGTGGAAGAGTTCCAAGCCAAGGAAGCCCGTATCAAGGAGTTCTTCCACGGCTTCCCATCCATCACGGATGTCCCTCTTATCGAGAATGAACCCGGAGAGTGGGTTGCCTATGGGCACGTGGACCCAAAACAGTTCATAGAAGCCGTCCAGAAGGTCATCTACGAGGCTACGGGGGATGGAACCACCGCAGATAAGTACATCGGGCTGGAAGGCTCTGTAGGACACCTTTACGCCTCCTTCTCCAACCCTGAGGAAGGGCACTGGGGAGAAGGAATTGATCTTTGCAAGTCTTCCTCCGAAACTTGCTTCCCTATAACGAGAGTAACTGTATGAAAGTACTTGTCACAGGTTCCCGAACATGGGATGATACCCTAACAATTTATTACGCATTTTGGGATTGGTGGAACAATTCCGGAAAGCCTGTCCTTCCTCTTCTCATTTCCGGTGCCTGTCCCAAAGGTGCAGATGCCCAAGCAGAATTCATCTGGGAGCGCAACGGATGGCCCGTAGAGCGCCACCCTGCCGACTGGAACCGCCATGGGCGCAGCGCTGGGTTCAAACGTAACGAAGAGATGGTACTCCTGAAGCCTGATGTCTGCATAGCATTCATCAAAGACAACTCCAAAGGCGCGACCCATACAGTCAACCTAGCCGACCGTAACGGAATACCAACGATAATTTACAGAGAAGGATAAATGGGATACTTCATTATGAAACCCGACCCCGACGAAGATTTCTACGTCGAGTGGTCAACATATACGGATGAGCCAATTGCGTACGGACCCAAGAGCGAGTTCCAGACCGAAGATCCGGAGCGATACAAGGACGATAGATTTGATCGCGCTGACAGGATAGGTACATCCTCCTATCTCGGTGAAATGAAGTTTGGGGTTGAATCCATGTGGATCTGCCAGCAATGGGAGATCCCAAGAAAGAACCTCAAATCGTATGTCGAAGAGACCTTCGAGATTGAGGGATTCCAACATTGGGAACCCCAGTTTGCTCCCATTGTGGAGAAATACGCCACACGACTCGTCTTTGACGATTAACAATCCATCTAATACTAGGAGTAACATGAGAAATTTTAAAGAGGGCGATATCGTAACGATACGTCTAGAGAAGTTGTCAGACTTCAAATATGTGCCCGGATTCCCGGATCGAGTGACTAACCCTACGGGAAAGGTTTCCTCTACATGGCGTCTTGACAATACAGGAGCAGGAGTTATCACTATCCGACTTGACGCCTGTCCTGAGATCGCAAACCTTCAATTTGATGTGGATGATGTGGAACTTCTGGTTCCAGTTGAACTGGACCTCCGTCTCAAGGCTGTCGAAGAAGCACTTGGACTGAATCAGTCGTAGTCTTGAGTCTCCCCAACAGATGTTGACAAGTCCCTTCTGATACGGTATGCTGGTTCTACCAACAACCGATCAGGAGGGATTTCTCATGAGCTTTCGTACACAGGTACTCACCTACTGCAAGAAACATGACATCAAGGTCTACGATGATTCAGTTACCGGATTCCGGGCCAGTGTCACTCTCTGGACACCAAAGGGAAAAGTCTTTTCGGCTACAGGAACACACAATGTCGTATCGACTTTCCTCATCGAGCCACAGGTACACGTCAAGAATGACGCATGGGTCGAACTTGCAGGGGACATCCACTATGGACTGGAAGACTGCACTAACCGAACGTGCGAAACGTGTCACGAAGACGAAATTGACATCACTGAAGGAAAAGGATAAACTAACCACATGATTACATTTAAAGCCAAAGACAAGTCCGGAGAGATCATCAACTCTGCTCTCACCCCATTCTTCTTCCCAGCCGGTGAAGCACACACCAAGCGTGAAGAACAGCGAGACCTTGAACTCATCGAGATTGCTATCATTCAGCCCAATGCAGACTCCATTCACGATGATCTCTTCCAGCTTGCCATGTGGAATGATTACCTCAAACAAGAGAATCTTGATCTTACGTCAACTCCGGATAAGCAAATCAAGCGTATCCTTATTCTCCCCTACATGCCGGGAGCACGCGCTGATCGAGGAATGCCTTTTGGCCTCTCGATATACGCTGACTTCATTCGTAGTATGGAGTTGGATCAGATCATCATCTTTGATCCTCACTCTGGAGCCACTGGGGACCAACTCCATGCAGCGTCCGAAAATCAGACATATGTGAAGCCTCATGATCTCTTCGATCAGGTTCACATGCGTGCCATCCTCAACGGCTACACAGCCATCATTGCCCCTGACAAGGGCGCAGTAGGGCGTGCAAGCTCCGTAGCGGAACTCGCTGGACTTCCAGTCATCACGGCCACGAAGACCCGCGACGAAGCCACAGGGCGGCTCTCCAACTTCCACATCAACATTGAGGACAAAGAAGGTACATACCTTATCGTTGATGACATCTGTGACGGTGGTGGAACCTTCCTTGGCCTTGCAGCGGCAGCAGGTCTGAGCTATGGTCAGCTTGATCTCTATGTTTCCCATGGAGTCTTCTCCAAGGAAGCCCTTCCGAATCTTGCCAAGACGTTTGATTACGTCTACACCACAAACTCCTACAACCCTACCCGTGACCTCATCGACGGCGACCAGAACCGTACCTTCAAGCGCTTCGATGTCATCCGTCCGATGCTTGACAGGATCTCCTACTGATGGCTTGGTTGTGGTCCCTTGATGGACTTCTGTGGATTGCCGCCGTGGTCCTGTTCTTTGCAGGGTTCGGCATAGCTTCTCTGATTTGCGGTATCTTAGGATTACTGCTAGCATTGGTTCTAATGGGAACGAGCGATTGGTTCTCTTGGTATGTCGTCATTGATTCTCTTGGCGATCTCTTCAAATTCTTAGACTAAGGAAAGGTCAAAATAAATGTTCTTCCTCAATCCCCTTCTCGCCACTGACTCTTACAAGCAGTCCCACAAGGACATGTACCCTGAAGGACTCGAATACGTTGAGTCCAACTTCACTGCCCGTGGTTCGCGCCTTGATGGTGTCGCCCATGTTGTACACTTTGGACTTCAGGCATGGCTCACGGACTTCACCGAAAGCTGGCAGCGATTCTTTGATGCTCCCAAGGATAAGGTCATGGAAGAATACCGGAGGAACATTGAAACCTTTGTCTCTCCCGGATTCTCCTACAGGCAGCTTGGAGACCTTCACGATCTCGGATACCTTCCTCTTCGCTTCGACGCCGTTCCTGAAGGAACCCTTGTTCCGATTAAGGTTCCATCCGTCCTGATCAAATCCACCCACAAGGACTTCGCTTGGCTGGTAAACTTCATCGAGTCCGATCTGTCCGCTGGCATTTGGCACCCGTCCACGGTCGCCACCATTGCTTGGGACTTGCGTCGCATCTTCAACAAGGCCGCAGAGGAAACAGGAGGTGCCCCTGAGGCAACCGATTGGCAGCTTCACGACTTCTCCTACCGTGGACAAGTCAACCGAGAGGCTGCTATGTCTTCGGGTGCTGCTCACTTGCTCTCCAGTCTTGGTTCTGACGCTGTTCCTGCTGTCCCGTGGATTCACTTCTACTATGACGGAGACAATGGCCTCATTGCGGCTTCTGTACCTGCTACGGAGCACTCCGTCATGTGTGCCGGTG